ATGGAGCTAAAGAAGTTTTTAGAAGAGAACCCAGTTATCCAAAAGATGGAGCTGGCAAATTTAATGTACCCAGATACGAAATCCGCTAGAACAAAGTTATCAAATAAATTGAACGAAAAAATAGTTGGATCCGGAACACAAAGAATTTTACCGAAAGATATTGAAGATGCTAAGAGAGCTTTAAAAATTGTTCGAGATCGAATTGATAAATTTATTGAAGAAGCTTAAAATATTCCTTTTGGATATATAATATTATATGTTTATATTTGTGTTATAAAGTAACACACACATGAACACATTTAACACACAATTCGAAAACTGCGATCAGTTCGCGGACTACATTATTGATTCAATATTGGACCATGGCGACAAGGTCACAGCTGAGTTCAACAAATTAACTAACCTAGACATTCCGAAAGGGACATCACTTACAGAGTGGTTGTTGGTAAATCCTCAAACTGGTGACAGCTTTAAAAAGTTTGGTACAGTAAAATCATTCCTATATGATATCTATGAGTTTACAAAATCACCATTATTTAAATATTTCGATCAAGCTAGGAAAGCCTATTACTGGAACTCAATGGATCCATATCGCGCGGCAAAAAGAAATATTATCGAGCATATCCATGAGTTAAATTCTGATCTAGCGGAAATACCAGCAGAAGATCAATCCTGGTATACTGAAAAATATACCAAGATGTATTTGGAATGGTTATCTGCAAAAGGCCGTACTGCTTCTTCTATGGTAACGGGACCTGCTAAATTTCCCACTGAACGAAATCGCAAGGCCTTAAACTCTGAACACAATAAATACCAAGACTTCCAAGTTTGGCGAGAAAAGACCAAAACAGCAATTTTAAGAAAGCTTGAACGCAATAAACCTGAAGATCAAAAACGTGATGAAAAATGGTTAGAAATCAAAAAACATATCATTGGACAATCAGCTGTAATCGTTGGTATTGATAATGGCACAGAGCCATATCACCGAGCTTTGTTTGTAAACTCTTTAGTTGGTAAAATTGAAACTGCTGCCAAAAATGGTGAACATGAGCTCGTTGAAAAATCATTGTCTCTGATTGAGGAATTAAATAACAATCAAAAGAAACCGATTATTACCAGCCGTCATAAAGTCTGGAAACTAAGAGAAAAGGCTTTTGATATTGCACAGCAAAAGGAAAATCCAAAAGATCAAGAAACATATGATATTGAAGGTGGTCAAATTATCGTTAATTACGCAGATGATCGCATTCAGATCAAACATGTTGAAAAGCCAGCCAAAGAAGTAATTGACCTTTTAAAGAAAAATGCTTTCAAATGGTCAGGCTTTAATAAGTGCTGGCAAAGGAAAATTACGCTAAATACAAAATACTCAATAAAAGTCATGTTTGGCATTGCCATAAAATAAGGTCTGTTAACATTATAGCACCTTAATAAATCTTTGTAAATTCAATTAATATAGGCCTTAAAGTTAAATTTGTTCTTTAAGGCCTTACTAGCATTATTATGGCAAAAACACAAGAAACTATCCCGCTATTGATCATTAATGAAGAGAATTTCGATGATATTATAGAGGGAAGGAAACAAGAGGAATATAGAAGCCTTAGCGAGCATTATTTTAGAATGTTTTGCACAAAGGGTAAGGACGGCGTTTATGATGACATGAAGCCAATCGATAAAATTTATTTAGCTGTAGGATATCGAAAAGATCGAAAAAAAATATTGATCGAAGCTAAAGATATTTATATCTGTAAATTTATTATCGATATTCCAGAAGGTTTTAAGAAAGGTGATGAGTGTTTTGTTATTGAGCTAGGTAAGGTATTAGAAAAGAATTTCTAACACTTTATTTATATCAATATGGCAGAAACAGCAGAACAAATCCGTCGTACAAATAGACCGCGCTACCGTTTAGGTACTTCCAATTCGGGCGTAAGAACAATTACCCCATCAAATGCGGCTGCACGCCGTGACATGAGACAAGGCGTAAGATCTAGAACTAGATAATATGTCCTCACCGTTATCAATATTGCAATCTGTCAGACAAGAAACTGATAAGATTATTCTGTTTAGCTCATTAAACGGCAAGGATAGCATATTGCTAACTGATATGTGCTGCAAGATCTTTGACCAGGTTATAAGTGTATTCTTATATACGGTTAAGGATCTTGTACATATTGAAGCATTCAAACAAGCCCACCGATTACGATATAAGAATATAACTTTCATAGATAAACCCCACTTTGCACTTTACGGCTACCAAAAAAGCAACTGGATGGGTTATCAAGGACATGAAAGGCTTAAACGCCGGACATTGTCCCAGATAGCACAAGATGTCAAAGCCGAAACGGGTATTGAATGGGCGTGTTTTGGTTTTAAACGTACTGACGGACTACAACGCAGGCTTATGATGATGGAATTAGACAAGAACGGGACACCATCCATCAACCGAAAGACAAAGAACGTTTACCCAATCGAGCAATGGAAAAACGGTCACGTCCTTACTTATATTGATCGTCTCAGACTTCCAAGACCCACCGTTTATGACTCCAAGCATCAATCACAAGGGGTAACACCAGGTGATTTAAACTTCTTGCTTTGGTGCAAAAAGTATTGTCCAGAAGACTATAAAAAAGTAATTAACGAGTTTCCAGAAGCGGAGACCATAATTTTTGAACATGAGTACGAAGCATAAATCATCCGAATCAATAACGATCCAACGATCAGAGATAAATCTCGCCGATTATAATCCTCGTAAATTATCCGACGTAGCAAGAAAGCAACTTAAGGCTAACATCAAGCGTCTAGGGATTATGGGAGGCATTGTTTGGAACGAAGCAACCGGTAATCTTGTTAGTGGACATCAACGTATTTCCATCCTTGATGAGATCAACGGATATCCAAAAAATGATTATGCTATTACCGTGGAGAAAGTGGACCTATCAGATAAAGAAGAAAAGGAACAAAACATTTTTCTAAACTCTAAATCTGTTCAAGGGGAATTTGACAGTGATCTAATGGCGAACATCATCACGGATATTGATCCAATTCTTGCAGGACTGGACGAATATGATTTGACTATGCTATCGCTTGAAACCCCTTCAATTGATTTTACGGACATCATGAAGAAAGCCGAAATGCTGTCACCCCCTACAGCTCCTCAATCTAAAGAAGAGATCAAAGCCAAAAAAGAAAAGTACAACAGTGAGGTTGAGGATAAATGGGAAGGTGAGCCGACTGTAACACTATCGTTTGACAGTTTTCAAAACAAAGCTGAGTTCATGGAGGCTTTAGGGAAAGATCTATATGATAAAATCATCAAAGGTGAAGAAGTCGCAGAAAAATTATTTGGCTAGTCTTATATCGAATAATGATACTTGATATGTCAATTTTGATATACTCACCGTGTGTAAATGTTATAATAAGATATAAATAGATATTGAATTATGGAAAAACAACAATTTAAGAAGCTATCGGCTAGTGAAGCGAGAGCACAAACACCTCTTTTGACAATTGATGAAATCATGAAGGACATAGATAATTGTAGTAAGAGAGGAGATTCTATTTATTTTATTCATCCATCAAAATTTGTTTCGCCAATGGTTATAGCAGAGCTTCTGAGGTTAGAATATAAATGTTATGAATTTAAAGATCAAGTTATCGGATTAAATGGTTTTGCTATAGATTGGAAATAAGATGAAGATTAATCAATCACCAGTTTGCGACACATGTGGCAAAGAATCAAGATTGGAATGGAAAGGAAGCTTCGGTTCAACAGGCGCTTATCTTAACACAGTTGGATTCATTTACAAGAATGCAGTTTTATACACTGGCGAAAATACTCCACTTTCTTTTTGTTCTTCAGAATGCCAAGTAAAGTATTATAGTGAGGTTTTAAAGATTCCAGAGGCAAAGCTTAAGCAAGTAAAAGGGATTATGGATGATGTTAGGGAGTCTATTAAAAAAGATATTCCTAAGATTACTGAGCACCTCAATCAGGTTTCAAAAGTTATCAAAGAGATAAAAGAAAGGGGAATTAATGGCAAAAAACAAAAGTAATGCAGGAGCAAAGCCGAAGCATGACTATGAGGATCCAATGTTTATCCTTCAAATTGAAGGCTGGGCAAGGGATGGTTACGATGATTGTCAAATATCAGAACTGTTAGATCTTGATCCAACATATTTTTGCAAGCTAAAACTTAAATTTCCTCAATTAACACAAGCTTTAAAAAAAGGCAGACAGCCTTTGGAAGTATTAGTCGAAAACTCACTATTTAGGCGTGCGACAGGCTTGAAAGTTAAAACAACTGTTCGTAGATGGGAGTTATGGCCAAATGATGATGGCGAGCCTCAACGTGTTGAAGTAGTTCAAGAAACTGAGACGGAATTACCCCCCGATACTGGTGCAGCAATGGCATGGCTTAAACATAAAAAGCCTGAGATGTGGAACATAGCCACAAAAATGCAAATGGAGCAGGATATCCACATGAGTGGTAGTATTGAAATTGATGCTTGGTTAGATGCTAATAGCGACGAAGAAGAAGACGGTACCGATTTCGATGACGAAGAAGGTAACGACAGCGAGTAGAAGGGGGATAACAAGGACAAAGCCTCGGCCAAAAATAAAAATAGCCGATCCTTACATTCCTCTTTATAAAGATAAGAGCAAGTTTATCATTCTTATCACGGGTGGTCGTGGTTCTGGTAAATCATTTAACGGCTCGTTGTTCCTTGAAAGATTAAGCTTTAAGAAAGGGCATAGCATCCTTTTTTCTCGTTATACGATGTCATCTGCAGCCGATTCTGTTATTCCAGAGTTTCAGGAGAAGATCAATTTAGAAGGCACAGCAAAGTTTTTCACGGTTAAGAAAAACAACATCATCAATAAACGTACTGGCGTGCCTATCATGTTTCGCGGTATCAAAACCGGATCGGGTAACCAAACGGCAAAATTGAAGTCAATTCAGGGGCTTACAACATTCGTTGGTGATGAGATGGAGGAATGGACCGACTTTGAAAGTTACGAAAAACTGATGTTGTCTATTCGTCAAAAAGGTATTCAAAATAGAATTATCCTAATTATGAATCCTACGGATGATTCTCATTTTGTTTATGAGCAGTATATCAAGGACACGCATAGAATTGAAACAATTGACGGTGTAGACGTGCAAATCTCTACTCATCCTAATGTTTTACATATCCATACGAGCTACCTTGATAATCTTGAAAACCTTGCTGATAACTTCTTAGAAAGAATAGAGCAGATCAAACAGGAGTCAATCGCTCAAGCAACTAGACCAGACGGGACGTTTGACCGTGCTAAGTATCAGATGTCCAAATATGCCAACGTTGTTATTGGTAGATGGGCTGATATTAAAGAAGGTGTTATTCTCCCTAAAACAATGGAAGGTGAGTTTAACGAATACCTGCCTTACGTTTATGGACAGGATTATGGTTTTTCTGTCGATCCTGATACGCTTATGAGGGTTGCTGTTGATCGCAAAAAGATGATCATACATGTTGACGAAGAATATTATGACACCAAGCATTTGGGAACAAACGATATTATTGAGCTGAATAAATCGCGTATTCAGAAATCGACTGATCTCATTGTCGGTGATAGCTCAGAAGATCGGTTAATAGCCGATATTAAAAAGCTTGGTAAACTAAATATTGTTGAATGCTGGAAAGCTCCAGGATCTGTTAATGCTTCCCTTTTAAAAATGGCTGATTATACAATAGTATACACGCCAAGGAGTAGGAATGTAAAAGTTGAGCTCAAAAATTATATCTGGAATGATAAGAAAGCAGGATTGCCAATAGATAAATGGAATCATGCTATAGATGCGATTAGATACGCATTTGATTTCCTTACTAAGAATGATCCTGATGCTAAAAAGAAAACTGCACAGGCGGTTGCAAAATTAGGCTTAGGTTCATCACGCAAAAGAACAAGAAGATAAAAAATGAAAAAGGAACAGCTAAAAGAATTATTATCCGGCGATTTTGCCAAAGTTGTCGAGGTAGTTGGTAAACTAGAGAAAAAGATCAAACTAGGCAGTACAGTCTTGACTGTAGCGGATGCCATGAAGCAGTACGATCCGTATGCTCATGATGTCAACGATCCTGTCAAACGGCCAAATAGGGCGCTTGAATTTGATGGCGAAACATACATCGATCAAATTACAAACGAGGAGAAGACCACTAAAGAAACAGATGAGGTACCAGTAAGTAGACTGCAGCTCGCAAGACAAATGCAGATCGTACAGTCGGCAGTATTCTTTGAGTGTGGAGCAGATATTGAACTCGATTTTTCTAGTGAAATAGCTGCCGAAAACATTTGCTTTGATCTCATTCAAAAGGTTTGGCGTGATAATAAGCTATCATTCAAGACTGAGGATATCGTGGAGCGCCGTATGATTGAGACCCATTGCGCTGAGTTGTGGTATGATTTCGAGGATGCAGAATACTGGAAGGGTACAGTTTTGGAAGGCAGCACTCGCAGACCTGGAATGATCCTACTATGCAAAGAGAACGGAGACGATATTTTTCCTATTTGGGATGAACACAACGATTTTATCGGTCTTGGTCGTAAGTATGAAAGCATTGATCCGGTAACTGATACTAAGACTTTGCACTTTGAGCTATACAGTACAGATACTGTTTTATTAGGAATGCAGGTTGATGGTGGGGAATGGCAGACAGAAACAAAAAATAGCTACGACTTTTTAACTATTGTTTACCACTCACAGAAGCGCCCCGAATGGTCCAACACACAGCCTTTAGCTGATAGGGAGGAAGAAAACCTTTCTAACCTTGCTGATACTAACAAATATTACGGTGATTCTACCATGGTTATTGAGGGGGACGTTGAGACTTTACCATCACAAGGTGAAACTGCAAAAGTGATCCAAGTTAAAGGTGAAAATGGGGCGAAAGGTAGCGTTTCTTTCGTGCAACCAGAGGCAATGGTCGAGTCTAAAAAGCTTGAAATGGACATTGTCAAGCAAGAACAATTTGATGCAACGAATACTCCTGACATAAGTTTCGGAACAATGTCTAAGCTTATGAGCAACGGTACGTCGGGAATTGCTTTGCGCCTCCTGTTTATGGGGCCACAAATGAAAGGTAATAAATCTCAGAAGCGATTGAATGAAATGCTTGTTCGTAGAATTAATGTGATCAAGAAGATGCTTATTTCATTCAGTGAGGCAGAGCTCACAGATATGATCAATGTTAATCCAGGTATCAAATTTAAAGACGCTTTACCAGTAAACAAAACAGAGCTTATCAGTGACATTACCAAAATGGTAGGCGCCAATCTTATGAGTAAAAGAACAGCAATGATGCTACTGGGTGAAGTTACAGATGTTGAAGCTGAAAGATTGCAGATCCTTAAAGAAGCAAAAGAAGAAAGAGATACCGAAAATCTTAATGCTGAAAAATAATATATCGAAAAGTTATAAATTATATACAATATTATTTGTTTATATAATATTTCTTTTTATCTTTGAATATCGAAAGAATAACCCAATAGCGAGAAGCTAACGACACGTAGTCGGTTGGGATAAAATACTAAACGACCGTTTCCGAAAGGTGAGGTAATCAAAAGCCAATAAGGGTTCACAAATGCTTGAACAAGGGTGCTCATAACGTCCTATTAGCCTGCGACGGTCGTTTTATAGTTCATTGAAATCAAAAACATCTTTTAGCCGTCGGGTATGGCTGAGTGAATCATAACGCAAGAAGGAATCGTAAAATCTCGATTATGGTGGTTTTCGGAATTTTTTCCACCTAATGACCCAGAGGAAGATGTTTTTAACATAAAGTACATTAGTTCAGGGGTAGAATAGCTCGTTGTCTGCGAGAAGGTCACGGGTTCGATCCCTGTATGTACTGCGAATCCTCGGGGTTAGCATTCCAGAGTAATAATAAAAATGCAAACTGAACAGATGGCGGAATTGGTAGACGCATCAGCTGCTGTTATCAGCGGAATAGCTACAAGACTATGTTCAGGTTCGAATCCTGCGCTGTTCACGACAGCATTGCTGTGTTATACTTCGGTATCTAATCCGAGACAAGGTAGTTCCGTAAGTTTTAACCATGTGCTGGCAGGTAAGCTGCCAAATAGTTGTTGACAAGCGTATCAATTGGTCTTGTTGCTCGGGTCTTTGGGGTTCGAATCCCTGTACAACTACTTCATAATTTTAGGTTTATAATTGGTTTAGCCGTGGGGACTCTCCCCGTTTTCCCACGGCTTTTTTATTTACCTGGATTAGAACTAAACTGAAAAATCAATTATTAATATGAAACTAGAAGGAGGAAATAGAAAATGACCATTCAAGAAAGAATTAAGAAGATTACTGATCCTTCCAAACTAAACAAAGATATTTTCGGCAAGATCATTAGTCCTGGATCGTCATTCAATGATTCGGCAAAACCTTTTATTATTTGCAGTATTTCTGGTGGTAGATCGTCTGGGTTAATGGCTTATTTGCTTGAAAATTGTCCTTTGTACAGTAAGTATGAAAAAGTGTATGTTTTTATGAATACTGGTCGTGAAGATTTGAAAACAATACAATTTCTTAGAGATATACAAGATCATATTATCAAAAAACCAATTAATATAATTGAGGCTAAAGTATATCATAATCAAAAAAAATCATCTGGTTTCACATTAAAAACATTTAATAATCTTTCTATGAATGGAGAGCCATTTGAGGAAGTTATTAAAAAATATGGTTTACCATCTATAGAATATTTACACTGTAGCCGAGAACTAAAGATCAATCCGATCAATGCCTTTTTAAAAGACTTAGGATTAAATAAACAAGATTTCAGACAAGCAATTGGCATTCGGATAGACGAAGTTAGACGAATACAAGATCGTCCTGATGATTTTATTTATCCATTAGTAGACTTTATAATAAACAAAAAGAATGTAAATGATTTTTGGAATGAACCTGAATTTAAACCTTATGATTTAGGATACGGAGATTGGCAAGATTATGAAGGTAATTGTGATTTCTGCCATAAAAAAGGTGGAGAAAATCTTGTTAAAAATTTCAGAAAGCATCCAGAAGGTCTGGAATGGTGGAAAAGAATGGAAAGACTATATGATAATGGTTATCCAATTTATAGAGATCATAAAACCACATCAGATATAGAAAACAACACCATGGGTAAACAACAAAAATTAGATTGCTTATGTGGGAATACCCCTGAATTATTTTTTGATTATAACTAAAATTAGACTTGAAAATTTTGATACACTTAATTTATATCTACTTCGTTGTAAATGCATTCTTATCAGGAATATTTTTTGATGACAACAAAGCTATGTCATTCACTTTACTTTTTTGCGGTATTCCACTTTATATACTTATTTTTTGTTGGCTGTACATATTCAAAAAGCCTATTTTTTGGATAGAAAATAATCTGCTATTATTAGGATGGTACAGGTTATTTCTTACAAATTATTTTGCTCAAATGGATAATCAAACAATTGACATAAGGAAAAAGCAATATTTTGGATTTTACAAAAACAGCAGTGCTAATAAGTATCAGCGCTTTTTTCTGCGCCAACTTGATAAAAAATACAATTACGGAATTACCAAAAAAGACTTGCTATGAATTTCTACTGCCAAAAGATATGTGGAGAAGAAGGCTTCTCTATTGATGAATGGAATAAGGTAAGTAAGGACCTGGATAAAACAAATCTTTCCGAACAAGATAAGCAAGACATCCTGTTTCCTCCCAAATGTGAAAAGCAATGCTTCGACTGTTTAGCCTTAGTCGGAGAGAGGCAAATTAAAACCAAGAATTTACTAAACAATGAATAAAAAAAGTACCGAGCCTAAAGACGAACTAATCATCATCAGATCAAGATTCGTGGACAACCTTAAAAACTATAGGAAATCCAGACGTTACACTCAAGCAATGTTAGCTGATAAATTAGGAATCAAAAGAGCTACATTAGCGTCCTACGAGGAGAATCGGTCCTTTCCTAGTCCATTGGTATTATGTAGACTATCAAGGCTTACAAAGGCTCGTATTGAGTCTTTTTTGAAAGGTCATATTGTTTGGCAGGAAATTTAGTATATTCGATATATGAAAGAAACTTACCTGGAACATCTGATTACTGATAAAAATGTCACTTTGTGGAATAAGATAATTGATAAGGATTCAGTAAATATTGTATTATGGGATAAACCTTATTCGGAATTGTTCTCAAATATTTATGGATCTGAGATCAGGATGACATCCTTAGATACGGATATTTTTAATCACGAACTGTGTCATTTGTATATTAATCAATTATTTGATGGTTTATATTATAGTTTAAAAAGTCGTATGCCTGAAGAACTATTCAATTTTGTATCAGGTGGTTGTCTTCAGCATATGGCAAATTGTCTTGAACACAAATTATTTTTCAATTTATATCAAGAAATTGGTGGTAATCCATTAAGCTTTACTACAGATTTTAAAAGTAAAAAAGGCAATAATTTTCATAACCAAATAAAATCACTGACCTTAAATTATCTGGATCGTTATTTAGGAAATTTGTTTTCAATTTTAGGCGATTGTAATGATAGTATTTCTTATAATGAGGAATTGAACAAATATAAAATTATTTCACCTGAAGTATTTGCTGCAAGTATTAATTTATTTGAGGAAATAAGGGAGATAGGTATCCGTGAACAGCTCGAAGATTTTGAGATTGGGGATAATGGTGTAGTCATAAACAAAACACATAACAATTCTTCACAAGATTTTTGGGAAATTGTCGTGAAAGAGTTTGTTTAAAATAAAGTGCATATGGAGGATGAATTTTTAAATTCAGGATATCCAAATTGGCCAGCAACAGGAGAAATACCAAAGATGGGTGTCCCTCGCAAATTAACGGACAAAGAACTCAAGGAAATTGATGAAATGATGCACGGCAACAAAGACACCTTAAGAATTAAAGAGGTAATGGGATCCCTTAGTAAAGACATGGGGCAAGTCATTTGGATAGATGAAGTCTCTAGTTTGACCAGTGTAACCAGGATTAAAATCCCTCGAAAGCTTAAAAAGCAAATGAAGAAGGTGGGGAGTTGGAATAATCCAGTTATTGAGTTCTCCGGAGAAGCTACAGAATACAATATTAAATCATCCGATAGAGCTGTATGGTTAGGATTATAAAAGTAAAGCCCCATATAGGGGCTTTATTCTTTAATGATTATTTGTTTTATATCTTAACGCCACTATTTATATTGAACCTATAGATCTTATTTTCAGTTTTTTCAACAAGATTATTTTTGCCGTCCCAAAGTTTTGTGTAGATTTCAAATTCAACAACAACAGTAGATCCTTCAATTTTTATTGTTTTTTTCCTTCGCTCGATCTCTCCCGTTTTTAGAGATAAAAGTGGTAAATATATACCGGTTTGATCTTCCCAATTTTTAACAACCATTCCGTTATTTAAGCCTATTTTTGCACTTTCAGTGGTATAATAACCTGTATATTTAGATGGTTTAATAGTGATGATATCATTAGCATCGTTAAATATCAAAAACTCATTATTACTTAAATTCGTCCAGTTATACCAATATTTATATGATTTAATTTCATTTAAATTTAATGGGTCTACAAAATGTAACACATTATCCGTTATATGATATAAGTATTTCCCAGATTTTTTAAAAATTATCCGATTCCAACCGGAGTATTCTATTTCATTTTTAAATGATTTAAATTCATGCAATTTCGAGTCGTTAGTTTTATAAACATTTATTAATTTTATATCCTTAGTATCATAGTTTTTTAAAGATTTATCTACGAATATTATTGATACGGCATTTAAATTAATATGTTGATTTGGTAGGGCAACCAAGGCTATTTTTAAGTCTTTATTTGTATGGGGTGCATTATATGAGCTGATCAGTTTGTCTTTTTTATCAAAGTAAAAAACGTCTATATCAGTATCATTGTTAACAGCCACTATTACAGTGTCACGATCTGAAATATTACTTATGGATCCAGCACTATATTTGTCAATATTTGGAATGGATGATCTATATTTGTCTTTCAAATACTCAAATATGGATTTTGGTTCAAAAGGTTTTTCAGGAGTAATATCATTGGTTCCAGAACTGCCCTTACTGCATGATGCAAATGTTGATGCTACTACTAAAATTAGTATTAAGTATTTCTTCATAATTTATTAAATGTATTTTATTTTATTGTTTTCATCTCATTTGATCCCTGCACTCTGAAATCAAATGAATGTTGTACTTCCAAACTTCCATTCTTCACAACTACTACTAAATTCTTGTATGTTGATTCTCCTGATTTTTTGAATTGATCATTTGCCCATCTATTACTAAAGAAAGGCAGAGCAAGAACTGTTTGCTCTTTGCTCATTAATCTTTTTGATGTAGAAGTCTTTGGAGCAATTTTGATGTCTTGCAATGGTTTATCGGCATCCAACAATATTGTCTCGTCTGTAATTACTGATTCTGTCTCGCCTCCTGAGACGAAGTAAGAATCATTTAAGGATAATAGGGCCATTGAATCGGTATTGTTTTTTATTCTCACCTCAATATCTGTTGGCGTTAACCTGGATATCTGAAACTCAAAGCCATCATGTTCGAATTTTAAGCCTATTGGGTTTTTACCTTCAATTGATACTGTTGTTCCTCCCACGGAATAGCCTTCGATTTTTGTATTCTGAGCATTAACAGAAGATCCAGCAATAAGCATGGCTAGGATAAAAATATACTTTCTCATTCGATGAATTGTTTGATTTATATTTCAAATATAATATTCTTAAGATTAAAACGGTCTTTAAATGTTTCAATACCTTAATTGAAGCCTAAAAAATCGCTCATAGAAATAGTATGCTAGACCTTTGTGTTAACTCAAAAAAAACATAATAGTTAACGCATGAATATTCAAGAACGAGTACTAACCACTTTGAAACCTTTAGTTGCAAGTAAAGGGTTCGGAGATAAGGCAGTTCAAGGGTTGGCAACAAACCTTAGTGCAGGCCTAACAGAAGAGAGCACGGATGAGGATATTAATACGGCAATTAACGGTGCTATGCCTTTATTCGATATTATGCAGTCAGAAAACACTCGCTACGTAAACGAATGGAAGAAAAAGAACCCAACGCCTACTAATCCAAATCCTAACCCAGCTCAAACCCCAAATCCTACTACACCAGAACCTACGGGATCAGAAAAGGTAATTGCGGAGTTGGCAAAAAAAGTTGATTTGCTCTTACAGCAAAACAGCCAATTATCCCTAAAACAAAAATGGGATAAGTTAGCAGAAGCTAACGGAATCACTAATGAGTTTTTAATTAATAAGTGTCAACCTCAAACAGAGGAAGATTTTGACATTGCAATTGAAGAGTTAAAAAACTTTAATAAAGATTTCGTTAAACATACGGCAAATGAAAAATCACCCGGTAAACCAAATACAGGGGGAGTCACATTGCCCGAGGCTTCCAAAACATTAACAGCTACAGGAAAACAAGTTCTTGCAAGCTTACAGGCTCAAAACGAGCTAATCAAAAATAAATAAGGAGGGAATTAATGAATACTCAAAGAGAAACATATAATGCCGGTATTCCGGTATTCCAGCACGATAAAAGTTTACAAGTGCTGACTGGTGGTTTCACTCTTGATGTTTCAGGGTATGCTGACGGATCCGTTATTTTATCGGGTACTGCTATCATGGTTGATGAAACTGCTCGTACAGCAGTTGCAGTTAAAAGCGCAACTGTTACAAAGGCAATTCTAACCGCTGATACTTCAATTGAAATTGCTAAAGGTCATTCGCTTGTAGTGGGTGATAAACTGAACGGAAAGGTCATTTCAACTATTGACAAAACTACTAACACTACACACGATGTGATCGAATTAGCAACTGCTTATGGTAAAGCTGAGGCGATTGGAAATAAAATTGGTAGTGGTGATGGTAACTCATTGTTGTATAATCCTGTTCAAGTAAAAACAGGAAACGTTCACCCTGTTACTGCAGTTGTAGGAGGTTTGGTATACGCTCGTAGAATCGGATTTATTTCTGCTGCTACTAAAGCAAGCTTGCCAAACGTCATTTTTTCACAAACAAAATAATTAGGGTAAATGGAATATCAAAAATCAAAACTATTAGCATTCTTAGCCGCAGAAGGATTAACGCCTGATGTCGTTTTAGAAGCGAATAACGCTCGATTTGCTCCTACTTGGTACCAAAAATACTTTAGAACGGAAGCTCCGAGCGTTTCATTAGATTTTACCACTATCATTGGAGAAGACGGGATCGAATCCTTAGCTTCTGTAATCAGTCGTGAATCTGAATTTACTTTACGTGCTCGTAAAGGAATCGAAAAACTAAAGGGTGAAGTACCGGCTATTGGTGTTAGACGTAAGTTAAATGCTCAAGAACTTCGTAATATTGAATTATTACTAACTTCTCCCTCGGTTTCATCTTCTCAGCGCTTGACCTCAGTAATCACCAGTATGATTGATGATTATCTGTACACTAGAAATTCAGTTTCTCGTCGTGTGGATAGTATGGTAAAACAAGGTCTGTCAACTGGTCGAATCACAATCGATACAACTAATAACCCTGATGGTATCGTCTTCGATGTACCAGTACTTCCAGAAGATAACATCTCGTTTTCTAGTGGTGATTGGGGTAATCCTGACACTGATATTATCGCAGATATCACCAAGGAGTACCAAAAGTCGGAAGATGCAACAGACTCTCAGGTTGTCAGTAAGATCCTTATCAAGCGAGCACTGTGGAGAAAGATTGCTAATAACAAATCTGTACAGGCATATGTTAAAGCTTACATTGGAAACAGTGGTGCTAAATACGTTCCTACCTTATCGAACGTTAATGATGCTTTGGAAGAAAACTTATTAGCAACATTTGAGATTGTCGATGACAAAGCAGCAGTAGAAGCTGACGGTGTACAATCTACTTTCAATTCATGGGAAGGGAACAATGCGATCTTTATTCCAGGAGGTGAATTGGGTGTTATTCATAATGCTTTGGCTGATGAGCAACTGAATCCTGTTAACGGGATCGAGTATATTACCTCGGGTGGAATTTTACTTTCACGTTGGAGAGAGCGCAAACCTTTATGTGAGATCACCGAAGCAGAGTATAATGCGTTCCCTGGTTTCAAAGCTGCTAAATCAATCCGCATCGTAAAAACTCAGGGTCAGTAAAATTTTTTGCATTTAAATATATCGAAAAAGAATATTTGATATGATAATTAAAGAAGCCTTTCAGCAGTTTTTAGGGGTTAACGATGTTGATAGCAAAGCCATTGATCTTGCGTTATTAAATGCTGGTCTTGACGGACAGCAGGACTATGACGCAAGTTTCAAAGGTCGTGTTGAGAGTGGGGCCATTGACTTATTGTTTCAGTTGTACACTGTTGTATCTGAATCAGAAAGCCAATATAGCACCTCCAAGGATGCAAAGCTTATGCGTGATAGGCTTCTTTATTTAGCTCGTAAGTATGGACGAAAAGATATTGAAAGCGCCTTAATAGGCCGAGTAACTGTAAGGGACATTAGCAGGATCCGATGATAAAACGACGAATACATATTCTAAAAGCCACTGTCATTAAAGCTCAAGAACCTTATCAGGATCAAGATGGAAACATGGTTTTTCCTGAAGAATCAAAAATTGAAATTGAGGAATCGAGCAGAGCAGAAAGCAATACTATTGATGGGCGCAAACCTGTGACAGATGGTTATGTGCTAGATTATAGCTATTTGGTTTTTACAAGCAAAGATATCGAACTGCTTCCTATTGGAACAGATGTTAAGATTTTGGTTGAAGGAAGTAGCGAAGTATTTGGAGAGGGTAAAGTGGTGAAGTTTGAGAGAGGGCAAAGAGTTGCAAGGGTATGGCTGAAATAAGTATTAAGCCAAAGTTTAAGATGGGCGAGGTTAAAAAAGCCTTTAAAGAATTTGAAGATCATATTAATGATCATGTCGTGGAGGTTTTAAAGAGACTGGCCGATAGTTCAGCTGATGATCTAAGAAAGAATGCAGATTTCCTTAACCACTCTTTCAACTTAAGGAGCTCACTTGGTGCTGTTGTTTTTCGTGATGGTGTAATTGTTCATCAAAACTTTTTAGAGGTTGGTGGAGGTGCTGAAGGACTTAGAAAAGGAAAGGAAGTTGCAGAGGCTAATGTCCCTCAAACAGGAATCGGAATGATGCTTATTGCAGGAGAGGACTATGCTTTATACGTAGAAGCAAAAGATAATAAATGGGTTATATCTGGAAGCTCAATCGAGTTGTCCAGAACATTACAGAAATTAATATGACAGCATCAGAGGCTTTGGATCACCTTTTTTCAATTGTTTGGGTAAGTTCCCTTAAGACAAATATTTCAGGTGAATTGAGAAGGTATTTAAGACCAACAAACAGCGATAAGGAAGATGTCACACTTAATTTACTTAATCCAGTTGATTTTGAACAGCTTCAATCTGGAATATTTAACATGAATGTTTTTGTACCAAATCCCGAGTATAGCAAAACTATTGATGGTAAGCCTGTACGGCTTAAAGACATCCCCAACAATCAGCGAATAGCAGTTTTATCTGCGTTGTCTACTCTTGCTCTTAAATTTCAATATGACAAGGCTAAGCATGTTGCTATAGAGCTTCAAACGCAGAATATTCTTACAGAAAGCGAGCAAACAATAATTAATAACAGAGTGAAATTGACAATTAAAAACTTATAATCATGGCAGTAGAAAACTCAAGTCTTGGATTAAAGTATATTGGTGTAGCAGATGTGGATCCCTTAGCGATTCCAGAAATTTATACCGAATTAGAAGATGCGCAGATTGATTCTGCTAGCGTAACAGAAAGTGAGCCCTCAACAGAGGATATTCGAACCGAGCAAAAGCCTGGTATTTATCGTACGATTACTACTGAAGAAGGGTCTACAGTATTTACAGTACAATTGTACGATGTTTCAGCGGATAATTTAGAATTGCTTAAAGGCGGAACTGTTACGGCTCCTGCAGCAGGAAAAGGGAAAAGATGGTCCAATAAAAATGCCTCCTTTGAAGTAAACAAAGCTTTGAAATTAGAGACATTAGACGGATTCAAATATTATATTCCAAATGGTAAAGTTGTAGCACTTGTAACCTTTGCTTTGGCAAAGTCAGCTCTTGCGACTATTACTTTGACTATCACCGCACAGGATCACGCAGAAGGTTCGGTACTTTGGGAAGAACCTGCAGCATAAAATAAAATCTTATACTTTATAATAAAACCTCTATTCATTATAGAGGTTTTTTGGTTTAGTAATGTTTAAAGACCTTAATAAGTATTTCAAAAGTTTGAGTTCTTATTATTGCTTTCAATCTTTGTGACTATATCAAATAGTTATGTCGGATATATCCAGTAAACAAATTTTTAGTGCATTTGCAGAAAAAGGTAAAGAGTTCACTTTTGAGATTAAGCCTAAGAATTTAATTGAAAAGTTACTGCAAAAAGCAAATTTTAGTCCAAAGGTCAAAACTTTAAATGTAAAACCTATAACACTAGGTGTAAGGGGTATTTGCTCGACTTATATTAATCAAGTTTCATTTGACAAATATTCAAATAACACAGTATTTAAGGCAGGAACTTTATTAGCAGAACATGAAACAGAAAATATAATAATGTTCCTGGCATATGTTCTATGGAATGAAGAGTCTATGCCTCCTAAATGGTTAGTTAAATGCATCAAACGTATGGATCAACAAGCAATTGATGAACTTATCTTGTTTGCATTTGAGTCTTTAGGTACTCAGGGTTTTCTGAATTCTATCATCTCAATGACAGGGGTGAGTCTGCAACCGGTGGAGATAATAGCCCCGGAAAATTAAAGTCAAAAAAAAGAAAGCCCGGCACATACAAAGTAAATCATTGGGAGATTGTCGGCAATGCAATGAAGTACTGGCAATTAAGCTACAAAGAGGTATTGTGGGGTATTTCATATCAAAATTTGATCATGCTGAATATGAGTATTCCAAAGTATGATAAGGATGGAAATAAAATAGAAGCACCAAGTATCGCAACTGGTAAAGACTTAAGCACTCGATTTAAGAAACGAAATAAATAGCTATGGCTAAAGAGGCTACAGAATTAGAAGGCAAACCGTTAAAGTTTACTGCAATCTTTGAAAGCAAAGAAGCTGAAATGGGTATGGATGCTTTTCTAAAAAAGATCCAGGATGTAAATACGAAAGGAGTAGGTAACAATGCTAGTAAAGCCGTTAATAAGGCTTCGGGACAATATCAGTCTATCTTGGACGGGGTTACTCAATCATTCAATGATTTTGTTAATTCAAATGACCGCTTTTACGGAGCAATTGCCCAATCTGAAATGGGTTTGCAAAAGGTTCGTAATGAACAAGGCATGCTTAATAAAGAGCTTAAAGATGGTATCGTAACTGAACAAGAATACATTAATAAGACTGCTCAGCTCAACCAAATGCGCCAAAAGTTAAGTGAGGAACTTAAAGATAATAAGGCTCAACTACAGCAGTTTAATTCAGCTTCACAAAAAACACCAGCATATACAAGACAAGATACTTTAAACGAGTTAGGCTCTGCACATGGAGCAAATACAGCGCCGTCTGGTAACCTTTCCGCTACTGATGCATTCGCTAAAGCAACTCAGGCGAGTCTTAATAAGCTAAATTCAGAACTTGTTGAATTAGATAGCAAGTTAAAGGCTGGCACCATTACTAATGAGCAATACGCTAAAAGCACAGGAGAAATCAATAATAAGCTTAAAGAAGTTCAATTAAATCAGGAATACTTTAATACAAACGCTGGAAAGAATATTGTACCAACCGAGGAAATACAGAAGCAAAAGACTGCTTTAGATGCTGTTTCTGCGAAATATCGTGAAATGGTTGAGGATGCAAGCGGTGCATTTCAGTCTATCAGCCCCAAGGCTCAAGCATTAAATAATAATCTTGTTTCTTTAAGGCAAGAAAGTGCCAATCTCCAAGCAGCGCAAAAGGAATTAAGCACAGCTTTTCAAAGTGGGGATATTACCCAAAAACAATATCTTGAAAGTAGTCGTAACCTTGGAATACAACAGAATGCGGTAAAATCCCGTATTGCTGAGACTAGACAGGAGTTAGCGAGAATTGATTCTGCAGAAAGAAAAAACATTGGTTCAATCGCTGAGATGACAGCGAGATTGACTCAAATGAAAGTTGCTTATGATAAGCTTTCAGAGTCTCAAAGAAACAATATCAATGTCGGTGGAAAACTACGAGCGCAATATCAAGATTTAAGCAATCAAGTTGCTAAGCTTAACAAGGAGATGGCCGGAACCAAAAGTGAAGGTGTTGGTACTGCTTTAGGATCGATCAGGAGTATAGCCGCCTCTTTAGGTATTGTATTTGGAGCTCAGCAACTAATTGCATTTGGAAAAGAGCTATTCAACATTGCTCAGCAGGCAGAAGGTATTCAAATCAGATTTGCTCGTATAGGTGATACTACAGGACTTGAAAAACTTCGAGTAGCAACACTTAACACTGTTTCAGATCTTGAGCTTATGAAGCAGGCCATCAAAGCGGATAATTTTAGGATCCCGATGGATGTTTTGGCGAAAGGACTTGAATTTGCGACGCGTAGAGCTAACGAAACAGGGGAGAGTGTAGAATACTTGACTCAATCTTTTGTAACTGGCTTAGGACGTAAATCAAAGCTTATTTTAGATAACCTAGGTATCTCCGTTACTGAATTAAACGAAGAAATAAGTCGTACAGGTGATTTTGCACAATCAGTCGGGAATATTATCGATCGAGAAATGGCAAAGTCCGGTGATGCAGTTGACACCTTAGCTGTTAAAACTGGGAAATTGTCAGCTGAATGGGAATTGTTAAAACTCAATGTATCGAAAGTATTTTCAGCAATTTTCAATCCTGGTCTGCCTGATTATTCAAATATTGAAAAGTTGACGCAAAGCTATAAGCAAGGGTTTGATTCTGTCAAACAATATGGGTTAACGACTTCTGATGCATTTATCAAAGACACTGAGTTTATGCTCAAGCAAGTTAATATGAAGCTTGGCGAATTAAAAAAAGATAGTCCAGTATTTGCAGACATATATAATAAACAAAGAGGATTCGGAGGTAAATCGCCTACGCAATTATTGAACGATTTAAGAAGACCTTTAGTTGAACAACAACAGGCTTTACAGGCATCATTGGCGTATTCGCAGGGTATTACAAAAGAGCTTAAAATACAAGATCGTCAATCTAAAAACATCTTCTCTCAATCTGAGATAGAAGAAAAGTTAAATGAGGCAAATACATCTTATAAAAATGCCATTGGAGACAAGCAAAGAGCCGAAGCTAAAAAAGAGGTTGATAAATGGCAAAAGCTTTTTGATAGTGTTTCGATCAAGGCTAATAAGACAAGCGATAATAAAGCAAAGCGTGATCAGGATTCCTTAGCAAAGGAGATCGCAAAAGATAATAAGGAACGTGAAAAATTACTTGAAAAGTGGGCAGAAACCGACGCTAAATACGTCAATAAACAACTAAGTCGCAATCAACAGGAGGTTGAAAGTGTTAAAAAGACTTACGCAGATATAAAAAAAGCTATAGAAGAGCATAATAAAACTACTAAAGGTGAAAAAACTTCATTAGTAGGATTTGATGAAAGCGTCAATAAAGCCATTGATGGGGTGAAAGAACGTCAAGTATTAGATAAAAGGCTCGAAAACTATAAAATCGATTACGACAATTATGCAAAGTATGAAGAGCTTAAAAAAACAGTGAGTGAAAAGTACGCAGACGAACAGTACAAAGATAATTTAGATGCTACAAAAAATTATTACAAAAACCTCAATGCTGAAATAGAAAAGTATCAAGGCAAGGAGGCAGATGGTTCCATTACTGAGAATGAAAAACAATTCCTTAAAGAAAGATTGAAAGAAAGAAAATCATTTGATCAGAAGGTTAAAGAGGATAATCAGTCTAAATTTTTGGATGCTATTCAATCATCCCAAACTTTGAATGATAAATTATTTCAGATCGAAAAGGAACATCAAGCAAAAATAAAATCACTTAGAGATAACAATGAGCTTACTCCTGAGCGCGAAAAAATTCTTAACAAAGAAAAGTCAGACAAAACAAGTCAAGTTACAGTTGATGAGTTAACTGGATCTGATTCATGGATATCCTTATTTAATAATTTGGATGAAATGACGGCTAAACAAATTGATATCATCATCAAGGAGATTGAAGCAAAATTTGACACTCTAAAAGTACAATTTAATCCAATTGATTTAGATGCCATTCGTAAAAAATTAACTGAGGCAAAGAGTATTCTTATTCGTGACAATCCATTTGCACAAGTGGGACAGTCGTTAAAAGCAATTTTTGCGGATGCTGGAGATAGTTCCGAAAAAAGTGCAAAGGATATAAAGAAAAATTGGACTGATCTGGGTAAATCGACAGAAGCGTCATTCAATTTTATTGCTGATGCCATCAACTCAACTGATATTCTTAAAGATGCAATCGGTGAGGTTGGTAATACTGCTTTAATGTCAATGATGGCAATTGCTTCAACTGCTATTGCTGTTTCAACTGCTATTAAAACGGCTGAAAAAGCATCTGTTATACTTGCAATTATTTCAGCCGCACTTGTTGTAGTTCAGGCTATTTCCGGTTTATTCAAATCAATATTTGCAGCCGGTGACAAACGTCTTGAAAAATCTATTCAGAGTAAAAAGGACGCTGTAGAGGAATTGGATAGGGCTTTTGAAAAACTTGGTAGAAGTATCAATAAAAGCGTTGGGAATTCTTATTACACCGATAGCCAAAAGCAAATTGACAATCTTAAAGAGCAATCTAAGATTGTTGAACAGATGATCCAAGACGAGGATGCAAAGAAAAAGACTGACAAGGGTAAAATGCAGGATTATCGAAATCAATTGGAAGATATCCAATTTAAGATTGAAGATATTCAACAAGGCATTATTGATACGCTAGTTCAGACATCATTTAAAGATTTTGCCAGTGAATTAGGTGATGCATTAGTCTCTGCATTCGAGGAGGGAGAAAATGCAATAGATTCTCTAAACAAAACCTTTGATCAATTCATAAAGGATGCTGTAATAAATGGGCTTAAAATGTCCATCCTACAAAAACCAATTGATGAAATGATTAAGTCAGTGTCGGAATACATGAAAGGCAATGATTTCTCGCTAAATGGTTATGATTTTTCTCAATGGAGGACAAAACTAGGTGAGGCTGGGAAGGATTTTACAGAGGCTTTAGATGAAGCTTACAAAGGTCTTGGACTGGAAAAAGATTCGTTTTCAAAAAATACTATATCGGGAACAATTAAGCAAAATATATCAGAGGCTCAAGCTAATGTTTTAGAAGGTTTAGGTAGAAATTCTGTAGACATTTCAAAAAGAACTTTGCTGGAAATTCAATCGCAAAGAGTGATTCTTAATGAGCAAGCGGATACTGCAAATAAAGGGCTAATTGAATTAAATCAGATCAATGTTAATACCGCAAATACAGTTCTGGAGCTTAAGAATGCTGTATCTGAGCTTCAAAAGGTAAATAAAAGTCTAGGAGGAAAATACTAATGAAAGAAATATATGAATTAGCTAAAAAAGCAGGTGCTTGTTCTCCTGGTCTCCGAGATATACAAAAGGCAAAAAATGTACACGACCTAATAAAGTTGTTGAAAACGGGAAAGGGCGTCGAGTTCATTATGGAGAGTAATTTCTTAACGGAATCGGTATATAATCAATATCGATCTGAACTTGAAAAAGAGAACATCTTTTTGCACGGTCAACATTCACTTGTAAATCCTCGCTTAGTAGTTATGCTAGGCGGTGAGGCGAGTATCGAGGTTAACGGTTTTCAGGTTTGTGAAATATATGCTAAGAATTTAGCTGTCGTCAATATCGTTGCTCATGATAATGCCTATGTCAGTATAGAGCTTCGTCAAGATGTGAAATTAAATATTGAGAGTTACGAACAGTCAAGAGTGAAGGAGTATCGCAAATGAGCTTTGATGTAAATAACGCAAATACCGAAAGCTTGGGGCTATACTTTAAGAAGGGCACTTTGTTCAGGGAACTTTTAAAGTTCCCAAAACCAAAGCCTCCATATACTTATAACTGGCCAAATCAACACGGTGAAGAACGAGATACTATTTCGTCAGTAAAATATGAGCCTGTCAAATATGCCCTAGTTTGCTATTTGATTGCAGATGATGTAGAAGACCTGATGGCAAAGCGTTCTGCAATTTTGGAATTGATCTCTAATCCAAAAGGATTTTTATTGAATTCAACTACTTTGGGGCGTAGCTACAAGCTTTATTATGAGGATAGTCCGACTTTCAATGTGCTCAATCCTATGTTGCTTGCGTCTGGAAAGATCTATTGTGAATTCACCTTGAATGTGATTAACAATTTTGATGAGGTAGGGCTTATAGTGCCACTTCAAGATATCAACTCCTATGTGTTGACTGAGTTGGGCCAGCAAATATATGTAACGATAAATAAACAATTGTTTTAATGAAGATCCAGGTTAAAAGAAAAGCAATTGATACGGTTATGTTGCCGTTAAATCAATCCACATTCAACAAAAAATTGATGGGTGAGCATAATCTTGCGTTCTCATTTGTGAATGTTACGAAACTTGATCTACGAATAGGGGATACCATTACATACAAAGGAGAGCTTCTTACTATTAATCAAGAACCGAACTTAAAACGTGATCATCTATATCAATATGATGTAATATTTGAAGGACATAGACACACCCTGTCTCGCTTTATCTTTAAGGACGAAGGAGCATTTACATTTAGCTACACAGGTCAACCTGATGATTTCATGTTTATGTTTCTTGAGTGTATTAACTCGGTTGATTCTGGTTGGACATTAGGTGAGATTGAAGAATTAGAAGATGTAACGATTGATTTTGATAAGGTTGATTGCTTATCAGCTTTGACCATGATCGCAGAGGCTTTCAAAGCTGAGTGGGATATTAAAGGTAAAGTGATTTCACTTAAAAAGACAGTCGGAGTAGCGAAAGACTTTCCTGTCTCATATGGAATGGGTAAAGGGCTTTATTCTTTAACACGCCAATCTATCAATGATAAAGTGATAGTTACTCGTGCTTATGCTGTTGGAGGTGATAAGAATCTACCTGAGGGCGTGATTGGAAATTTAAAGCTAAATGATTACATAGAAAACAATGTTGATCTGTACGGAATTAGGGAGGGCATTTTTGAAGATGAAGAAATCTATCCGAAAAGAACTGGTACCGCTACTGCAGTTTCACAGAGTAGTGAAGAAATTTTCACTTTGACTGATACATCGATAGATTTTAATCTTAATGGACTAAAGGTAGAAGGAGAGACTCCGAAAATCGTTTTCAAATCAGGATCGTTAAACGGAAATGATTTTGAAATCATTAGCTATAGTCATGCTTCTAAAACTATTCGCTACAAGGCGAATAAAGATAGTAACGGTAATCTATTTCCTTTCGGTGTAACTGTCGCTGAAATAGGAGATAAATACACATTGGTTGGCATCAGAATGCCTCAGTCGTATGTTGATGCTGCCTATGCAGAATTAACAGCAGGACGACTTAAATTTCTATCTGGTAACTCAGCGCCGAGAGTGGTTTATGATTTGGAGTTAGATCTTCTTGAATTAAAGCGCCGCGAGACATTGCCAGATGCAGGTGATATCATACCAGTAACTGACTCAGAACTTGGAGTAAATGAAAACATACGCGTAACAAGTGTTTCTTACCCGGGTCATTATCCGGATGTACTAGAAAATGGAATGACGTTCACTGCGGAGGTAGGCAATGAAGTTGCTTACACACTTATTCGAAAGATTCAGAATGATGTTAAGGAGCAAAAAGAAGTCGTTACGCAATATTCAAAGCAAAGTTGGGAAAACGATCGTCGCAATGCCCAAGCATTAAATGAGTTCATCGGTAAAGTGTTGGATCCTGATGGAAATTTGGCAGAACCATTACAACAGGCTATTGTAGGAATGTTCGGTACCCCTTCTATGTATTATGATTTAGATGGGATATCTATGTCGGTCAACAATGGAGGCGATCCAAATACCTTTGCGATGACGGCAGGTAAATTAATACATCGCGTTTTCAAAATTGATGGACTTCTTAATGGTTATATCTGGAATCTTGATCCATTTGCTATTACTGGTCTTAATCCTTTGAAAAGCTATTATCTAGCTGCTAAATGTAGCAAAACCTCATTAACAGGTGAATGGGTATTGACAGAGAATCAAATCCCGACTGAGGGCGATGTGGCTTACTGGTATTTTAATTTTGGGCTTCTTTCGTCAGTGCTCGAAGGAGTAAGATCATTTCGAGCAACTAAAGGCTTTACAGTAATATCTGGTGGACAAATTGAAACAGATGTTATTACAGCTTTTATGATCAATGTGCAGAGATTATTTGCTCAGGTTATTACTGTGGGATCAGATGGTTTCGTAAATGCAGGAATATCAGGACTGTCTGATAAAGGTAATCTATCACAACGCTTTTGGGCAGGAGCAACGGAAGAAAATAGAGAATACGCCCCATTCAGTGTATTAAATGATGGTAGCATGAAAGCATTAAAAGGTCGTGTTGGCAACTTTAATATAGATTCAAATTCTCTAAATATCGGAAGTGAGGATACCTGGGCAGCTTTTATGCAATCCGTCTTTCTTTATGGAGATTATTTTCTTTTGAGAGATAATGGCGCAGTAGCAGGAGAAAGAAGGGAATTATCCTGGAACCTATACAAAGATGGCGTTTCGTTTACCAATAGAGCTTCTGCCGTCTCCATTTTTAATACAATGGATAAATCATCAGAAAGTAGTTACACGAACATTGGATTAGAAATTGAAGCTTCAGGAGCATCTCATAATTATGCACTTTACGTAAATAAGGGAGCAATAAGAACCAGGGCAATAATTCACGATTTCCAAGAAATAACAGGAACGAACCAAACTATTGATGCTGAATACTCGCGTGTGCTCATAAACTCAGGTGTAATTGCAGGTGATCTAAGTTTACCCTTTTACGCAAAGAAAGGATATGAAGTTACGATTAAGAACATAAGCGAAAATGACTTCTTTTTAAAATCAAACAATGGTAGCATCATTCAGGCAGATGGATCTGCCACAACAACCAATACTTTCAAAAGATGGGCTGTAAAGACTTTCTTTTTTAACGGACAGTATTGGTTCGAAACATTTAATAATTCACAATAAGTACATACTAAAATGGCAGAAGTAGAAGATAAAAAAGAAATATGGCCAGGCGGATTTCCTGAGGCAAAATCTGTCGAAGACTTTGATTTTTTAATGACTGGAAAGAACGGAGGACCTATCACCAAAATACCAAAGTCAAGATTAAGTGAGGTAATAGGAGTCGTTGGCGAATCTATGCCAGCAATTCAAGGTGGAGCAACCGCTGCAACCGCTGTCGCACTACCTGCAGGGCCAACTGGACACAACAGGTTTTTTGATGCTAGTTGGGGTTATTGGAAATATAATAATGTAGTATTGAAGAATCCTAAAGGTACTGATGGAATACCTGAAGGAAATGATGGAACTTTATATTGGAATGGAACTTCAATAACTCCTACTTGGAGTATATCGAAGGTTCAGGCTTTGCCTATCGTAGATACTTCAACGTTAGTGGCAAACAATGATCTTGGTTATAATCAGGTACCTATAGATTTTTTAGTTAATAGAAAAGTTGATGTAGCATTATCAAGTGCTGGGATAGAAATTGATCCTGCGCCAGGGTATATAATTGCATCGAAAATCCCTGTTAAAGAAAAATCACATTATAAATTAAGCAACTTGGCTCCAGTGACCAGTGCTAAATATATTGTGCAATATAAATCTAATGGTTCTATTATTTCTGTGGCATCTATAATCAGTGGGGAAATGGATGTATTAACCGCAGCTTTGTGTGCTGCTTTATCTTTTACAGTTAAGGCTCCTTCCGAATCTGTAGAAACCACCCCTGTATTGAAGCATGTTGATGAGGATAAAATATCTAAAATAAAAGATGCAGAAATAATTGATGTAAAAGCTACAAATACATTAGAGAAATTACCAGTTTCAAAAATTTATACTTTAGGATATATATTACCAGCTACTGCCCTAGATTCAACAGGTGCAAATAAACCTGGAGAAGGTTACGCCATAATTAATAAAGTTCCATTAAAAGGTGATGTAAGTTATATTATTGGTGGCGTTAGAGCATCTTTAAATGGAAGTAAGTATTTCTCTCAGTATAATGCACTTGGAGCACATATTTCAACTATAGAATTGAAGGAGGTGCCAATGTTAATCAAGATGAATGTTAATACAAGATTTGGATCCTATTCTATTGAAACACCACCTGAGAAGGACGGTTATGGAACTAAAAATAATTACATCGGTGAAATTTCTCTTTTCATAAGCGATATTAAAAAATCAAAATGGGACGCGAAATTAATTCGAACATTTGGAGACTCTAGAACTTGGTATGACCGTAGAACTTTTGGAGCAACTCATGTTCAGAGCGGACAAATAGTAATAGGTTATCAATCTCATATGCGAAATATATTGGGATGTATAATTGATAACAGAGGAGAAAGCGGTTACGATATGACTCAAATCAGCAGCGTTATCAGAGGTATTTCTGATTACTCTACGGTTTCTGCTTGTACTATTACGTCGGGAGCTAATGATTCCCGTAAAGGCACAGCATTAGGTGCAATAGCAGCAATTGGCACATCTTTTAATTTGAATACATTTTACGGAGCTCTCCAGGCTGGCATAGAGCATATTTTGAATGTCAATTCAAGCTGTAAAATTTATCTTTTCACCCCCATTAATGGGTGGTTCAAAGAATCTGGGACAACCGCCGTTCCGGGGCCGTACAAAGGCGTGATGTATATCCATCCTGATTTTGTAAATGCCATTAAAGATGTAGGCCAATTATATGGTTTACCTGTATTAGATCTATATAATAATTCTCAGATTAATAAATTAAACAAAGGATTATATATAGGAGACAATCCAGACCAGCCATATGATCTACATGAGAAGAATGAAGGTTATGCTATTGAAGGTCCGATAATAGGAGATTTTTTGAACAGATATTAATTTATTATATGAAAATAGGACAAAAAGGCTTAGCCTTAATAAAAGAATTTGAGGGATGGTATCCAGAACCATACCTCGATCCGGTTGGTATTGCAACCATTGGATATGGCTTTACTTATTATTTACCAGGTCGTAAAAAAGTGACCCTGAAAGATAAAATATTGAGCAGGGTCGAAGGAGAGGTAATGTTAAAGGATATCCTTACAAATTATGAAAAGGATGTTTTGCGAATGATTAAAAAACCACTTACGCAAAATCAGTTTGATGCGCTGGTAAGTTTTACTTTCAATCTAGGAGGTGATAATTTAAGTAAATCAACACTCTTGAAAAAAGTAAATGTAAATCCCAATGATCCTACTATTTCTGACGAATTTCCAAAATGGAATAAAGCTGGAGGAAAAGTATTGCCAGGTTTAGTAAGGAGAAGAAGGGCTGAGGCAGAATTATATTTTACTAAGTAGTATGGAGCAATTTATACAAGAACATGTACTACCCAATCTATGGGGAGCTTTAGCGGCAATTGTTGGAGCTATTTGGCTTTGGTGGAGATCAAAGCCAAAAGAAAGAATTGAAAATGATGGTGGAATTGTTGAAAATGCTAAAAAGGTATTGGAGATGTCGGAGGGCATAACCGACAGATTAGAAAAACAGTTAGAAGCATCAGACGGAATTATCACTGCATTAAAAGAAAAGCTTCAAATTGCTATAGAAGGTGAAAACACATGTAAAAAGGCATTAAAGGCCATAAAAGAAGAATATTCAAATTTCAAGAGACTATTTAATGAGCAACGGATCGAAGTTGAGGCCTTAAAAGAAGAATGTAGGCTTTTACGTATAACAATAGAAAACAATGAAAAAACTGATAGTATTACTAACAATCTGCATTCTAATTAGTGGGTGCGGATTATTCAGAAAGAAAACTATAATCCGAGATTCTGCAGTATTTGAGCATGAATCAATTGTTACGCAATTAAAGAAAGATAGGTTAAATCTTATTGAGAAGGAGGCTCAAAAAGCTATTTCCTTTACAGATGATAAGACTAAAATTACGCTTCAAGTAAAAGGAAGTCTAGTAGAAATGACTTCCAATGGTTTTAATTGTAAAGATTGTGAGGTTATTCAATCTCAAAAAAATGATATAAAAAATCTCATTGATAGTTCTTCTTTTCAAGAAAGTAACATTGAATACTTTAAGGAGGCAAGCATTCTTGCTAATAAAAGTTCAAAGGATGAGAGAAAATATAGTAAAACTGTTAATAAACCAGAAGGAAGTAGTTTTATATGGTTCTCATTAGCAGTTATATTATTTACTGTAGGAATTTTTTACATTTTAAGGAAATAATAATATATGGTGATTCTTAGTAATCCAATAATCACCATATATTATTCAAATATCTAAAAGAGAGGAATAATTATTTTTTATTAATTATTTTTTTAATAGCATTGAATAGCGGAATAAACATGATAAAATCTTCCCTTTTTAATGACGCGGCATTTTTGGCGAATTTATGTTTTTTTCCTTTAAATTTGTACGAAAAACCTCCGCCAATTACTGTATCTTTTTCAAAGTGATTTGTTCTAAAGTTAGGAGCATTAAATAATAAATGTTCAATTGTTAGAACCGATTCATGTTTGAAAGTTGTACTATTACTTTTTATTACTTGTTTTTTGATTTCGTCTATATCAGGCACAGGTAGAAGCATTGCATAAGCATTTTTGGTATTAGATTTTGTTAGACATTGAAAAGGATCTAATTCTATATTTTTTTCAAAATTTAAGTTATTCCAAGAATTATAACCCTCTTCATCAAAATCGAAAAGGGCAATCATAATTTTGTCGCGATACAATTCGAAAATACCATTTTGAAGGTCGCCACCTCGTTTAAAGAGAGTTTTGATTGATTGAGCATCAAAAAAATCTTGAATTAGAAATGGCTGTGATTCTCCTGGATAAAGTTTCCTCCATGCTGTATTGATTATTATTTTATCTGTTATACCCTCAGTAAACAGAACAGGCATCTCAGTTGAACTAAGCGCATATTCAATACCTAAATCTACATCGTCTATAGTTACTGTAATTAAACCATCGGTTAGATGCTTTATAACTTTACTTTTTTCTTCTTTAACTGGATAGCCTAAATCTCTATCCATTCTATACACTGAATCTACAGGTGCGAATGCTACAGTTGACGGCGAATGTGTTGTTATAATTACTTTAACATTTTGTTTTTCAACAATATTGTCTTTGACAACAGAAATAAATTTGTGAGCAAGCGAAGGATGCAGATGAGCATCTGGCTCATCAAACAATATTACTTCTGGGAATTTTCCATTTGATGTTGAGTGATATAATGCGAAGATTAAATTCAATATTGTTTTTTCACCAGAGGATAATGCTTCTAATTTTGCATCTGAGGTTTTATTTTTTTGATCCTTAAATACGATATTGGCCGGAATTTCATCTTTAATAGATGGTTTATATTCTACTCGGTAATTATAAGATACATCGTTTAAGATGGTATTAAAAACTTCCCATGGAGGTAGAATATTTTTAGTTAGAGATGAATAGTATTTTTTTTTAAGATGAAATTGATGAAATAATAAATCGATTGATGAAGAGAAAAGTTGTGTGACGATAGGATAAAACATAAAATAATCAGAAAAAGTTAACTGGTCAATCTTTTTTTTAGTTTGATTCGCTAGATTCTTCAGTAAACTGATTTGATTAACATCGACTTTAATTACGTCATTATCAGTAAATCTGCTCCTATTGATGAGAAGGCTTTGTGCAATTTTTATAATGTACTTATTTAATTGTTCTACTTCTTCTTCAATAGTATAGGTTCCAGAAGGCATTGACCCGTAGGCATTAGCAATAGGTTTTAGCTGATCCCAATGGTCTCTAATCAAATTTATTGTAGGACCCGTATCAAGTGGTAAGCCATTATCGTATGGTACTATTCCTGGTTGCATAAAAATAATTTCCTTTAATTTTTTTCCATCATTGTCTGTTATGGGATAATATTCTTTTTGGTCTGCATTATTTGGGTCAGTGGGAATCATTCCCACATTAATGGCCATTGAATGGTGATATAAAAATTCTAAAAGCTGAGTTTTTCCTGCGCCATTTTCACCAGTCAATACAGTAAGATCTGGCAATACAATACCATGTTTTTCTTTTATAATTTTAAAATTATTTGTTAGGTTAATAATCATATAGGATATTTTTTATTTTTATTATAAATATAATATTATTTATAATAAAAATAAAAATGTGATCTTATTAATAATGTGTACTATTATTTTATAATTTCGGAATTTAAAAAGAAATCATTATTTTTAGATTACCTCTTTCATAGAGCATTATTAAAATATACAGGTTAATAATTGACAAACAGCTTTAGGCGCCCGCTTAAAGCTGTTTTTTTATATGCAAGTATTAAAATACTTGCCATAATTTAGTACAAACACTGGTTTTTAATTTTGATTTTCCTTTCTAAAATAATTGTTTTTAATTTTAAATCGAGCTTCAATTATAATTTAGTAATCTACAGATTGCGGGGTTCCATCAGTTAGATGGAACCTTTTTTAAGTTATAAAGATTTTAGATCTATTAATGGCCAATGTTTATTTTCTAGGCCTAGGGTATTGCGACCTGAGGCCTTTTTTTGTTTTTAAATACCTTATTTTTGTTTGCTATAATTTTTAGCATTAATTTAGTTTGAAATTAGTATTTTTAAATCTAATTTTGAATAAAATTAATGATATGGAACCGTGGAGAGTAAAAGATAAAAAAGAAATTCCAGCAGAGGTGACTTCTTTGCACCGCTTTGCAATTCAGAATAACTGCTGGATATATCATGATGTTGCCCGTATATTTTATACACCCGAAGAGTTTTTGGAGAAATGGGAGCGTATATATAAAGAGGAGCATACAGGCTTAAGTAATATAAAAGAATTTGTAGTGAAAAGTCCGTATGCTGCTATTAAACAAAGAGCAGGGTGGATAAAAAGAGCAAATGAGGAGTTACAAGCCTTATTGATAAAGCTTGAAGATTATGATATACAGTTCAAACCACCTAAATAGCCCTTTGAATATCGGGATGATTGGTGTCTGTCAGTTTAGGATCTGTCACGCGTACAACTTGATGGCTACCTAGTTCGCCATCGTAAGGCTTCATTAGTTTAATGATATCGTCGTTATTGGTAGCATGTAACCAGGCATCTTCATCTTGCTTTGCAATAATAAGGGGCATACGTTTCTTTTCGTTGTGAATTTCAGCAAGTAGGGGATTGGCTTCAGTGGTGATAATACTAAAGGTTGGATAAGTTTCTCCAGTCTCATAGTCTTTGAAATCGCTATAGACTATGCCTAAAGTGAAGATATCTTTACTAGGAGTGTAGATATAATAATTTTCGGTGTCTTTCTGTCCTGCGACCTTGTGAGGCTCATAAAAGCCATTCACATAAAGTAGGCCCCGATTTTTACTAATGTAGTTCTTATATGATGCTTTCTCGAAGATGGTACCAGAATCAGCATTTAAAGTATTTGCGTATTTCTTTGCATCATCTTCTGTTTTTACCCAAAATGGGATTAACTTCCAGCGTGCGGAAACAATCTTATCATCCTGATTGTTAAGTGTTACCGGCAAGTATGGACGAGCGAAGCCAGAGACGTGATAAATTTCTGATCCTTCAAAGATCACCTCTTTCTCAGGTCTTGCTTTCTTTAGATAAGTAATGTCCGGTGTGGAAACATGATAGCACATAATACAATAGTTTAAATGTTTAACAATTTTAAAACTTATATGTTTATGGATCAAGATAAATTAAATATGGAAGCTCGTGTTATTGCCTATGATAAGCATTACGGGTTTGTTGAAAATCCTCAGGATTTCAACTTTGAATATAATCCTCATCGTTTAATCGTTAAGAACTATGCACTTAGGACAGGAGATAAGGCTGCATATAATAAGTATTTGGATACCTTCTTTCCTGAGCTGACTGAAATTGAACTTAAGAATTTTGATGTAGAAATTAAGTATATCAAAGCGTTTAACAATGAGGAGCTTGCAAGGTGGCTTGCTAGTAATGATGTAAAAGTTGTTGAGTCCGACATATCTGCCGAAGATCCAGACGCTATCTTTAAGATGGTTGATGTATCTGATTCTGAAGATCCTGATATGTATGTAATAGAGGAGGAAGATTTTATACAAAATAGGATTTTACCTAGGAATTTGATAAAAACAGCTAATAAGACTTGGATCAATATTAAACTAGCTAAATAATATAGCCATGGAATACGTAAAAGTAACTCACGCCGTACTAAGAGAACTTAAGAAAGACGGCTATAACATCCTACTAACAAAGTCAACGGTAGAAGATGAAGATCCGGAGTTTACTCCAGAGTATAAATCTGACTTATGGGGTTTCTTGGAAACTCTGGATGGGGAAGAGGGAAGTGCTGTAATAGATGACTTGTTAGGTCTAAAAGAGGAGGATTTGAAAGGAACTGTTTTGTATTAAGAGTAGGCTATAAACCTACTCTTAATACAAAAATCCTAGGAAATATACCTGGGCTTGTATGTTTAAAATGTTATATTAGCGTGTCCATTCCACTGAAAAGCAGAAAATATGGATAGATGATCTTGATAACTAGTGTAGCTTTCATTAAAAATTTGATAAGTACCATTCCAATTTATAGATGTAGGGCCGTTTGACGCATCGTAATATGTGCCGCTTGAAGAACTTGTTTTAAGTCCCAAGACTTCAACATTAAAATTTAGACTATGTGGATATAATGAGTATGTGTCAGTGTAGAAAACCCCTACAACTCCATAAACCTTACCATAATTAACGTAATTATATTTGTTATCGAATTTATATCCAACTTCGACTCTAATTAATAATGTTCTATTTGATAATGGATCAGGAATAGTAAATAAATCTGCATCTGGTTGCATGTGATCAAATGTGTAAGCACCTCTAACAAAAGTTTGCGCATCTGCCTTACTGTAAATTAAACAGATAAAGACAATTGTTAAAATTGAAATTAGTTTTTTCATAAATTTTGAATTAAGTTTATAATTAAGGAATAAGTTAAACATAATAATTCTTTGCTTCAATAATTTTTTCATTTTTATACATGAAAATAATTATCAATCGATTGTTTAATTGCATACATTATCTTAATGTTTTTTAAATTGTAACAAGTTTAAGTTAATCTTATATACTTCTACGTTTAAATAGCTCTAATCAAATAGTAAAATAACATATCATTTAAATGTTTAGGTAAATGCCCCTACAATTAGCATATTTTCTTTTGATGCTTTTAAAATAGCTTGATCAACTTCAGTGGTTAGCAGTGTAATCTTCATGGTAATAACTTAATTAAATAAAATGGAATAATTTTACGGATTTTCTTAATGATTATTTCGTAAAATTTCATTATTTTTACTGATTAATCAAGCTATATATTGAAATGAAAAAAGTTTTAGGTATAATGGCAATAATGCCATTTTTATTTTCTGCGTGCAGTAAAAGTGAATCAAATGAAATTCCTAAACCAGAACAAGAATTAGTAAAGGTCAGCTTTTCAACTGAAGGTTTTCGACAATCTGTTGATCCAATGTCTACCAAAAGCTCAACAAAACAAGCTGCTTCTGGCCCTGTGATTGAAAAAGGATTTTATAATGGTGGAGGCTTAATTAACGATCTTTTATTGGTAGTTTATAATTCAAAAGATGAATTAGTATTTACAGAACATCGTAATGCTTCAATAATTTCGGGGCAGCTTAGTGAAATTAATGGAGATTTTTCTTTAGAGCTTCCAAAAGGGAAATACAAAGTTGGAGTTTTAGGCTTTACACATGGTGCAGCCCAAATGTATTTTGATTTTAATTACACGAATCGTATGTTACATCAGTTTGGTTTAGCTATGGCATCAGGAACAGGTTTCGATGTAGAAGAAAGTTTTATCAGAGAGTCATTTGTATATAAGTATAATGATTTTACTATTAATTCTGATACTGTAGTTGCACCTTTAAAATTAGAAAGGATTACATCTAAATTAAATATAGTAATGGAAGATGAAATACCAGTTGAGGCTAGATATATTATGCTTGGGGGAGCATTAAATGCACTTATTTATCCATTCCAAGGTACTACTGATGGTAATAAATATAAAGGATATGTGAAGTTTCAAATTGGTGCTTCTAGAGTAAAGAATGTTACACTTTCAACACCTATTTATCCAACATTAGGAAAAGAAGGGGATACAAATAATTTAGTAGCATTAATATACGATGAAAACTATGTTTTGATTGGTCAAAAAACTATACCTAATATTATACTGAAATCTAATCATATTACTACTCTTAGTGGTAAAATGTTTGATTATAATGCAGATAAAACAGCAAATTTTAAAGCTACAATAGTTAAAGAGTATTCAACTGATAATATTGAAGGAACATATTAATATATGTAAAAGAGCATCTAAATAGACATGCCCCAAAAAGTTAGATACTATTTGGGGCATTTTTATGAGTTTGTATAAGACACACCTACTCTTTTACAAATACTCTTTAACGTACCAAGCTAATTGAAATATGTCTGTAGGATCAATATTATATCCTTTTTTTGGAGTCACTTCAATGCTCAATTCATTAAATTTTACATCGTATGTTAAAAAGAATCCTTTGACGGCCATACAGTCTTCTTTGGCTTCATGAATTGCTTTTACAACATCGGATGATGGTAGTGTGATTTTCATATTTTTAAAATTAAGTGTGTTTATTGTGTTTTACGTACGGTTTTCCGTAGAGAAGGAGTACCATCCGTCAAAAGGTTAAAAGCCTATGATTATATTTAAATAAATAAATTATTATATATGAATAGATTAAAAATCGATGCACAAGGTCGCATCACAGAAACCTATTTACTTCAGTGTGGAAGTATCTTAAAAAGCGTTTTACTTGGACACCAGGACGAAACGCCAAATCATTCAATCTGGGAGAAAACTTTAAATGGTATTGTAATTACGAATACTCAGTTTTTTTCCTATTTAAGAAAAGAGGGATTAGCAGACTAATCAAACTCCTCAAACCAAAATTTAACCTCAACCTCTCTTTCCTCGAGTAACCCGTATCTCTTTGCAAATTTATACTGAGTGCTATCCCTATTTAGTGAGGTAATGAAACCTCCTATGATTTTTCGGAAGCCTTCAAGCGTATTTGCATGCTTGATTATGTTACAGCTGGGACATGAGGGGTTGAAGTTATCTATGTGATTGTTTTCCGGTCGTTCACATCCTCCGTCATACACAAACATATATTTATCTTTGTCATACTTTGCAGTGCGTATAATAGGTTCGATATGATCGGCGTGCCAGCGGTCGGATAGGAGATCACCGCAATATGCGCAGCGACCTCCGTATTTTTGTCTTAGCTGTTCTCGTTGTTGTTTGTTTAGTTTCATCTCACAATTTTTAATGATTCCTTTTTCTTAAAAGATACTTTGCTTATGCTAATCACATAATCTTCTTCCTCAATATTTTCAATATCGATAGGTCTAAGTGTGAATGTTTCATTATCAAAATTGGCAGAGACTAAGATCATTTCAATATCTCCATAGTGACTATGATGAATTAAAATCATATATGGCTTGAAAGATCTTTTAATCATTTCTTCTCTAGTCATCGTATATTCCTCCAAATTTTTCTACAAAAGGTGCTTGCTCGTATTCTCCTTGCTCGTTTATCCAACTTGGGCGATGTCCATCAGCGTATGAGATATGAGCATAAATAACTTTTGCGCCATATTCGTAGACTGTTTTATATTTAAAGAATTTGCAGATCCTTTCTGCCTGTCCGTGGATATCAGTTTTCTTCATCTCCTTAGGGAAGAACCCAACTTTACGAAGTGTGTAGAAATCGATATGCTCGTTTAGGAAGTCTTTCAGTAATTTATCGGCTTCACTTAGTTTTGCCATAACTATCCCTCCCAAGCTTGAAGTGAATAGAAATCTTTCTGTGACATGGTACCAGAAATGACTTTATCTACTTCACGAAGAGGAATAGATCCATCTTTAATTAGCCCCTTCCATCCGCCAGCATCGTGCCACTGCTCTAATGAAAAAATATAGTCTGGCATCTGTGAGAAAGTTACCACTTTGACTGAAATGCCATTTTTTCCTTTGTAATTATAGTTATTCATATATTATGATGTTTACGGACATCATCAAGCATTTGCCTGTAAGATTGTCCTGTTGAACTTTTATTGTTTATTTTCTCCCATTCACCTGTTACATGTCGCCAAAAATCGTCGGATGAACACCCGTCGTCCAGATCATCCCAATCGACGATCTTATCAACTAGCATATCGCAATGCAAATGAGACTTCCAGGTAAAGGCTGAATCACCTACATTAAATGATCGATTGTATTGTTTCCCAATATCTATAGGCATACCGCAGAAGTCACACCTATGCAACTTCTTTGCGGTTACTATTTTTGAGCTTAGCATCTGGTTCATACCTTATCTGTTAAATAAGCAATCATTATTAACTTGACATCTGTTCTATCAGGGGCCTCATACTCTATGTATAATTGATCCTTAGATTTATTCTGCATCTGTAATAAGGTATAATGTATAAGTATTCTTGTTGCAGTTTCACTGTTTACAGCTCCCTTTTTGAGCTGCTTAATTAGGAACCGGATCCATATCTTTCTAAATAGCTTTTTCATTTGATGGTTATTTGACTAATTAAGACGCGCTGGTAGTAACTGCTAGATCATCAAAATTTCTTATATATACTTCTATATCAAGTATGTCGCTTTCTTTAACGCTTGTCGAGTAGTGTGTTGTAGTTGTGAATATATCAGCAGACGGATATTTTGATTTTAATAGCTTGTCTAATAATTCGATATTTTTTTCAGTCATTTTTACACGTGTATCTCTACGTCCATTACCGCTAGTCAAATCGAAACCGTAATCCTGAAGAAGTTTAAATTTATCTTCTTCAGTAAGATCTTTATCCTCACTATAATAAGCGTCTGTAATCATTCCGCTAAATTTTATTTTCACACCATATGGGCCAAATTCAAGTTCAGATGTATGTCCAAATCCTTCAATATTCCACCAACGTTTTATTCCTTCAGATATATTTTTTAGACTTTCTCGCACATCCTCCATGGAAACTTTTTCACCTAATTGCTCTCTTAGTTGACGATTTTCCATATTTAAGCTACGAATTTGCGCATACCGCTCTTCTTTTTCTTTTTGAAGTACACTTTCATATTCAAACACGTCAAGAATATCTTTTGCATGGATTTCAAGTAATGAAGAATAAGCTTGTTTCATTCCAGCTGTCAGAGATTTTTCTTGAATATCATTTTTAATGGCTCTCAATACAAAAACTAAGTCGTTCCATGATTTATCAAATTTGTCTGAGTTTTTTTTGTCTAAAACAATGATTGTTGGATCATCATTAGTATTGAATTTTAATTCACGTTCTTTCATACTTTACTTTATTTATCCCCAACTATTTCAGGGTCGTTTATTTTGCTTTGTTTAATCTTCATTGCAAGGTTTGGATTACCTTCATACAGCTTTACCCAAGCTTCTACAGTATTGGAGCTCAAGCCAAGTATCTCTGCAGTCTTGTACTTAGGTATTCCTAATCCAATGACCATTTCGATAGCCTGAACTTTCAATGAGTTTGGGTGGCTGTATTGGTTTTTCATAATCCTAACTTTAGTTGTGGCCTCGGTTGATTTAGTTCGGGATTGTCGCTTATTTCGAGATCTATTTCTTCAAGCCAATACTTAACACCTTCTTCATTGGCATTATTTTGCCATACTTCGACGTATTTATTAAAAGCTCTTTTACCTTTATCTGTAAGGAAATATCCAGATGTAGGAGGCAAGCGATCAGTTACGCTTACCTCTGTGTATAGTTTATTTTCCATTTGTTTACTATATTTATCCATTGAATGGATATTGAATTTTATATATTTTTAATTGTTGTCGGCCTTTTCGGATTAGGATTATCAATCAATGATTTAAAAAATCCTAAAAAGAAAGCAGAGCATGTTGCCTACAGAACTAACTATTTCATCCTCTTCTTTTGGAGCTCGATCTGTATATTAATTGCACTAGCTTACTTTATGAAATCATATCTTATTTAATTTTATTTTATCTTTCATGATGACCGATGACCATGTATCCGGATTAGTAATTGCAACTTTTTGTATAGTAGTTGGCTACATTATGAAAAGAATGGGTGAACCATCCTATTGGTATACTAGGCCTATTGCTCTAGGTATCTTTGTTATTTTATTGATCATCTTTGATGCCTTTGTCGGATTTAGATAATTCATCTTGTAACTCGCTTTCTAAAATCAGTTCGATATCTGTAGGAAACATAAAACCTGTTTTGAAGCCCATGTTAACCATTTCTGCAATTTTATCGAAGTCAGCAACATCAAGCTCATCATAAAGAGTATCGTCTTCCATTGCAAACTCCTCTTGACTGCTTATGTAATCAGTGAGCAATTGCTGGATCGTATCAGCACTTATGCTGAATGTTATTGTTGTTTTGGACATCAAAACAACCTTTTTGCGTCGGTTGTATTCTTCAACGCCATTTTCAACAAGATGCTCGAGCTTTCCAACTTCTTCTTCCTGATCAACATTATAGTGGGTGTAGCCTTGTTCTAAGGCTTTTTGTATTGTTAGCTTATCCATTTGATACATCACTTTCTAAAATTGCTACTGTATTCTCTGAATCACATAAAATTCCAACTGTAATGATTTCCACTTCATGAATAGTGAATAAAAATCTGCAACCTGGACGGTCTTCTTGATGTATTAAGGTGAAATATTCAGCCCCTAATAGCTCAGCTGTTTGAATGATTTCTGACACTCTAAAGCAATTGAATTTTCCCGTGCCTATAACTATGCACTTATTGTGATCGGGCTCTTGCTTAACTTCTTTCACTGATCTATCAATTATAAAGCCTTCACCATCACATAAGGGACAATCAATATATTTGTAATGGGTTGATTCTTTACCATTATATTCATATTCAACCTGACCATCACCGTCACATTCTGAACAAGTTTTTTCGGCAGGTATGTCAACTAATGGGATTTTGTTATAGCATTCCTTTAGTTTGGCAATTGAATATCGAATTGAACAATTTGGTATTGGTATAATGCCTTCAAATTTATTGCTCATGTCTTCGTATGCGCTAGAAAGAGGAAGAAGTACAACAGAATATGCATTAGTAGCACCAGTTTTTCCATTAACAGTAAAGAGCTTGTGCATCCAGTCTGTTAATGAGTCCTTGTCCGCAAGGAATAATTGAAGGATCTTGTTTGCGTTATCCATTATTAACTTCCTTTCTCACTTTAAGCATAGCCTTAGCTATTATATAAGATTCTTTGGCTATTTCGATAGCTTCCTTTTCAGCATTGGTAGCACCATTACATCTAAAATGTACCTGAGATGCTAATATTCCTTGCATGGCTTGACTAGCAATATTGTCTATGACAATTTGTTCAATAGAATCATCTAGTCTCATATCACGATTAAGAACATCCGCAAGGTTAGGAAGCAAACCTTCTGATGCTTCACGTAGCTTTTCATCTGTTAAATTTTCGTCGCTTAACAGTTGGTTTAACTGGTTTACAAGTTTTTTATTCATAATAAGTGGGTTTAATAATCGTAACGTGACCAACATGTTTCTACACTATTTTCATCAATTTCAATAGGACATTGAGAAGCATATAAATTGAATATTAGGTTATCAAAATGTCCATGTATAGGCGAAGATCTTAAATCACCTCGTTGAGGTTTCCACCCCTTAATTTCGAATAACCACATAAGACTATCATCTTTATTGATGTAAAGTTGGTATTCGCAAGAATGACGTTGCTTAGATTCTTCTTTGTCAAATCCAATATAAATGGAACTATAGTCACCATATTCAACATGAAATGAAATGTCAATTTCGTCACTATCTGAACTTTCCCACTCATACTCTTTATACTTAGCAATGATTTCGGATAGCTTATAAGTGCGTTTTTCAAAAGGTGCTATGACCTGACTTAAAACGTCTTCAATTGGCTTACTAATGTGTTCCAAAGTAGCTTCTTTAAGCTTTTGATTTACAATATCCACAACAATTTGCTGATAGCCTAGAGTGCTAATTTTTGATAAATCGATTTGCAAAGAATTATTAATTACTTCTTTAACCTGCTTTCCAAAGTCTGAATAACTTTTTAGAGAATCTTCTAAAATATCCTCTATGGTTTTTTCTATTCTCTTGGAAATTATTTCTTCGATCTTACCTGAGGAAACAACATTATTCAATGCTGATTGTACTTGATCATGTATATTCATAAAATTTATTTATTGCATTTCACTTATTATGAAACTTGGTTTGTTGTTTCATAATAAATGAAATAAGTTTTTAAATTACTTTAAATTGATTTCGTGAAGTTCGGGGGCTATGTCAAAGACATTTTCCGAAACTTTGATAGGATCGCAGTTTTCAAGTGCTTTCATCCGATTTGGTTCAGGTGGTGTGATATCTATCCAGGTGTCATAATACCATCCGATTAATTCTTCTACCTCTTTATAGGATGAAAGTTCTTGTTCTTTGATTACGCCTGAGGAATCAAGCCACATGTATTTTTTGTCGTGATCAATAGGTAATTGATCAGTGACTAAAACAGGACAAAAGGGTAAAGGTTCGACTTTACCATTGCCCAAAATTGGGTTTTGGTTTAATGTTTTTTCCATTACGTGTTAAAATAAAGTGTGTGTATTACTTTTAGTACTTCAAAGGTATATAATCATTATTATATAAACAAATAATATTATATATATTTTATTTCTTTTGGATATATTCAACTGCAGCATCAATCATGATTCTATAATCAGAGTACAGTTTGTAAAAGTGTTTTGCGCTTCTAATGTAAGTACCATATTTTTGAGATGGGATCTTTAATTTTTTAATCGTCTCAATCCTTTTTGATCGTCCAATTAGTTCATCAACTGAATTGTGGTAATAAAAAGGACATGATAAGCAGTAGAAAATAAATGCAATATCTCTTTTAGTTTCTACAGATTGTCGCGTTAAACCTGAAAGTATTAATGCTTTATTAGTCTCTTTAAGATAATAATCAATAACGTCCTGTAAATTGTATTCAATTTTTTTCTTTTCTGATAGGTCATTGAATACTCGATCTATATGCATATGCAGGTCTCCTGATATAGCTTTTAGAATTTTAAGTTTCATTTTTTCTACTTCCATGCGAATATATCTTTTATATCGAAAAGTTATATGCCAGTCATGAACTTAATGACAATTGCCATAAATTCATCTATAGTCCGGCATACAACTACTTTATGTTTAAGTTTTCGCAAAACACAATGCACAGCATCTTGTTTATCGCTTGTTTGGCTACTTTTATGGGTTGTTTTAAGCTCAATGAATAAAATATCATTCATTTTGATTACTTGAAGATCTGGAAACCCAGCCTTCAAACCCATTTTCTTAAGTCTTCCTCCTGTCTTAGCATTACGTCTCCCTTCATTTGGAATGGAAACAATAAGGCCTAAACCTCTGTTTTGATATCTGAGAGTATACCAATCAACGCACGATTTCTGAAAGTCACTTTCCGCTCCCAAATTATAGTCTATTTCTGGAAAAATTATTTTCTTTAGCAAACTCAGGATGTGCCTCAATGTAACAATGACAATTATGACAAAGGCCAATGAAGTTGTTTTCGTCAGTCAATCGATCTCCGATCCTCCCTTCTAGGTGGTGGATTTCAGTTGTTAAATAAGTACATCCTTTTAGTTTTGCAGCACATCTTGTGTTTTGCTCTATAAAGATACGTCTTTTTTTGAGATACAAAATATTCTGCTGTGCTCTTTTTTTTGTCTGTCTAGGAATTTTGTAAATTTTAACTTTTTTGGTTTCAATTCCTTTAGCCTCTTTTTCTGCTTTCTTGACCTCTGATCTATGTTTCCAGTAGCAGTTTTGGCACCGACCGCTAGTTAATGGTCTGTTTTTTTCGCAGTCGGCACACTGTCCCGTTTTAACTTTGATCATACAGTCTAATTCAGTGAATAGATAGGAGAGTCCCGTATTCCTGTTTCTTGACCTTGTGCCTCAATCATAGACGCGGATTCAAGTTTTAGAAAAATCAATAATCGATCTGCTAAAGCTTCCTTTTGCTCCTGGTCCAGTTTCAGAAAACCTGTTTTGGTTGTGATGATGTTGGGTAATCTTTTGATTAAACGCTCTTTGATTGTTGAATGTGTTGTTGACATAATGATTAGTATTTAGAGTTAATGATGTTGTTAATTTTTCTTTCGATGAATGTGTCAAGCGTGTAGATCTTGCTACCAAATTCCAAAACACGAATAACGGAAACTTGCTTTCCATATTTTCGATAGAGGTTATCGAACTGCTTAATGCACCTTTTATAAAACAATTCTGCTTCTGTTTGTGTCCTTGGTTGAATAGCACTCTCGTATGTAAATTTTTTACCGCCTATAGCATTTTTCATTGCTTCGATAACGCTCGGATGATATCCACTGCCTATTGGTTGATTTTTTACTACTTCTTTGTGTTCCTCGATCTTGGTTTTTTCGACCTCGTTCATTCTGTCTTGATTGTATTCTTCTAAGCATTCGAGTAGGTATTGACCGTCAACACGATCATAATTTTTACCATACCTGCCCATCTTCATTTTATCAAAGAAAACCTTTAGATCTGCTAAGTTTAAGTGTGGAAAATATTGTAAAATCATTTCCGTTGTTTGGATAATTTGATGAGTATTCATTGTTTTACCAACATTGATGAATAACACAAAATCGCTAATAAACTCATTAATCACCTCGTTAGCTACTTCAGGATCAGTTTTTCTAATTTTCGCTATTGATGGCTGATTGCTCTGGATTGCCTGTGATATGCTTCTGTAATCTTGAGGCAAGAGACTTTTGATTATCGACACGGAACTGTTCGACTTCATCAACCCGTTGTTGTCTTCCTTGACTTGCTGTAATTCCTGTTTGTTTTCCATTGTTTTCTAAATTTTTAACCCATGAGAATTTGAAACCTTGCCACGACTGCTCTGCGCAAATTCGAACAGCATCTTTAATTTCAAAATTATTCTTTGCACACTCATTGAAAATTGACTCAAGAACGGTGAGCGTAAATGGTGCTCTTTTTGCCGTTCTAACTTTTATCCAGTCATCAGCATGTTGTGAATCTACGCCGACATTAATCAATGCTTGCCGAAACTCAGGCTTTCCGAATTTTTCTTTTTCCGCGGAACTTTTTTCTTTTTCTTCTTTATCAGTTTGTTTAGGTTCTGATGTAGGTTTTTCCATTTCATTTTTTTGCGCATCAGCGCCAAAAGAAAATAAAGATTCTTCCTTTCTTCCTTTCTTTACATTCTTATTATTCTTTACATTCTTGTTTGTGGTTACTTGTTGGTTATCCGTTGGTTGTTTGTTGGTTATCCGTTGGTTACCCGTTGGTTGTTCTGTTGGTTGATCGTTTTCAATATCTTGATACAAATCATAGTTTACAATAGAAACAACGCTGTTTTTGTTGGTTGTTTTGATGGTTATTTCGTTGGTTGATTTTAGCTTATTTAATGATGTCCTAATCTGTTGCTCTGTCAACCCTAATTCAGCCGATAAAACGATCCTTCCAGTCACTAATTCACCTCTTTTTATAAGCATACCTTTGTACGCTCTTTCTTTGTGATTAGCCTTTAATAAGAGGTGGATAAACAATACTTTCGTATTGATATCATCGTACCATTCCCAATCTAATAAGCTTCTATACAGCTTTACCCAACCTAATGCATTTGACATTATTTCCTCGCTTTCTTGCCTTCAATGGTGAAATAGGTGATTATAGTAGCTGCTAAGCCATGAATGAAGAACATAGCGCTATCTAAATATTCACCTTCTTTAAGCATTGCTAATGCTGCATTTCCAAAAAAATACAGAATAGCAACGCTCATTATTGATTTAAGTATTCTTTTAAGCATTAAATGACACCCTTTCCGCTCAAAATATTTAAAAACTGTTCTCGTATGTAATGATAAGGTTGACCCGTCATTTCAGCTATAGCATGGCAAATAGCTTTCCTTTTGGTGTTACTTAGCTTAGACATCTGCCTTTTGCTCGCTTCTTCTTCCAAGTGCAATATGTACCGCTTTTGGTTATCTATTGAAATACATAATTTGGAAATTTCCTTGTTAAGATCTGCAATTTCAAGACTTTTGTTAGTGTCAATCTGCAAGTAGTTATCAAACTCTTTGGATACGGCTATTTCTACAAGCGTATAGGCGTGTTTAAAACCTTTTGTATATTCAGTGCTGTTTTGATCTTTTACCTCGCTTAGAAAGGCGTATTTAACCCTGTTTAGGATTGTGTGTAGTTTTTGTTTTATGTTCATGAAGGATTAAATTTTATTTTCTAAAGTGTTAATGTCAATAGCCAAGCCTTGTTCAATAAGGCCATCGATATCAGCATGTAATTTATACAGCTCTTTAAAGAACTTTAAAGTGTCAAAACAATACCCTCTAGTGAACCCAATAGTTTTTGATTTGATGGAATAGGATATATGATGATCTTTTGGAATAATGATACTCATTCCTTTATCTACATCATATAGCCATACAGTCCCAGACCTTGGTTTTAAATAGACATCAAGATTTAATTGACCCATTACTTCTAGTGACCTTTCAGGGAAACATGATATAAAAATTTTAAGCCATTCATCTTTTGTTAGGTCAGACATAGGTCTAAGGATTGGTTTTAGTGAGAAGTTACCACGTTGCCAATCGACAATAACTATAGGTGTTAATTCTGATATAGTTATCTTATTAAAGTGATTAACGTGCTTAATTCTAGTTTTCAACCCGTAAGGCAAATACCCTGCGAAATGTTCTAATTTTAGTTTATCCATTTGATACCTCTCTTTCGTGAATGTTTCCGATTACCAGTGAAGATGACAAACAGCTCATTTCAAATACATTTTCATCTATTAGGGATGTTTCATTGTCGTAAACTTCCTGACTTCCTTCACCTATATGCATATTGAAACCATATAAATCGATTTGAAATCTAGCCTCTTTCTTGTCATAGACTACAATTAATTCGTCCCCAACCTCGTCACTATCAATCTTGTCGCCTTCGTAAATTTCAACATCGTTTTTGTCTTTTAGTCCCGTGAATTGACCAACTGTGTCGGGGATGACATCGCACACTGAAATACTGTCATTGCAACTTATAGCCATTCCAACAATAGCAGTAATTAAGTCACCATAAACAAACTTTCCTGTTTCAATATCAATTCCTCTGAACTTTATATCTCTAGGCATCTTGCACCTCGCTTTCATGAATATTGCCTATAACCTCAATAGTGTGACCAACATAATTGGATAGGTACAAAGGGGCGTCATCTTTATCTGACACATTGATAGTGGAAAAGCAGGCGTGATAAAAAATGACTTTTTCAGTAAATTCCGAGTGTGATCCTGCAAAACTTATTACTCTTTTTAATAAGTCACCTTCATAGACTTCATTAAGGTTTTTATCAAATAATCCCGTGAATTGACCTAGTGTTGACTCAATTACGATTGAAGTATCAACACCGTCTAATGTGGTTATGTAGCAAGTACCTAGAAAATCTTTGCTGAAATAACCATAATGCCAAAAACCGTTGGCATCTTGTCCCCTGAATTTTACTACTCTAGTCATATCTAAATATTTATTGATGATTTAATTTTAAGCAGTTAACATTCTAGCCATAGCGCTAACTATGTCATTATATTGCTTTTCGATTATTTGATGAATTTGAACCGTATAAGAAGAATTAGCTGTTTTTTGAAATGCCTTTTCTTTAGTGACAAATTCGTGTGTTAAACCTTCGCAAATAAGCTTTCCAGCTATGCGATCAATTAATGATACTTTGTTCATGTGTGTGTTACTTTTGCATAAAAGCCCTAATACGAATCTGTAGTAGCATTACATCTTCGAAAAGGGCTTTAAATATTGTATAGAATAAGTTGTTTGGCAATGCTACTGCCTATTTGTATCGTTAGATCACTTACAACACTGCAAATATAATATTATATGTTTATATATCAAATATAATTTATTGATATATTTTGAAATAAAAAAACATTACCTAAAGCCTCGAGGTTTCTTTATTTCTATTTTATTATAATTGACAATGTCCGACTTTTTAAAATATACCTTTGTTCCTATTTTTTGAAATGGGATAGTCATATCTCTTTTCCATCGGTGCAGGGTATTCGCTTTTACTTTCAGGAATGTACATGCTTCTTGAAAATTCATCAATTCATCATCTCCATCAGGAAGGGTAGGGGCTGACTCATATTTTGCTTTGAGATCAGACATTTCTTTTTCGATCCGTTCAAGCTTTTCAAGCATCACACCTATCATTGCAGGCATCCCCTCTAGGGTATAGTTACTCACTTTTCACCTCCTTTTCTTTTTTAACAGGTTGCTTAGGTTCATTTTTAACAAACACACCATTCACCATTTTACCGGTCCGCTTTGAAATTACTTCATAAGCAGATTGTGTACATTCCTCTAAGGTCAGTCCATTCTCCTTAGCCACTCTCTCAAGCATTTCTTGTGCGCGAATGATATCTACAGAAACTTCCTTATTTCGGCATATATTTTGGAAGATCTCAACAATCCAGTTGATTGTCATAAAGATTCTGGACTTACTTAATGCTTCATCACTTTTCATTAACAAAGCAAGTTGATTAAGAATGATCAAAGTAATATTGGTATCTCCAATAGAGTCCTTAATCTCAGCATCATTCTTTTGAACCAAAGCGGTCACAAGCTCTGTAACCTCCTCAAATGTTTTTGTTAATTGGTTTAAAGGAGTAGAGTTATTCATTATTCCTTTATCTTCTGCCCATTGTAGGACCTTATTATTTAAATCTTGCATGTTACTTTATTTTATGGTTAAAATTAGAATGGCAAATCATCATCATCCGATCCCGACAAATCAACTGGTGCAGGCAAATTATTATAATCCGGCTGCACATTGTTTTGAGCCTGTGTTGACAAAGGGCTAACCCTCCATGCATTTAACGAATTGAAATAGGTGGTTTCCCCTTCTTTATTAGTCCAGGGACGGCCACGTAAGTTGAAATCAACACTTACTTCTTGTCCAATTGAAAGGTTATCGAAAATTGATACCTTATCCTGCATTACTTGAAAGGTGATGTATTCAACAAATTGCGGATTTTCAGCATAAGCCAAAACCATTTCTCTTTTTTTGAAGCTTTCAGTTACTTGTTGAGTTGCTCCGATCTCGTGTACTTTTCCTCTTACTTCCATAATATTATGTTTCTTGATATCTTGTTTGTCCCAATTCGTGTTTGATGAAAGAAAGGATAGTTCTAAGACTATCGATAGAGTGGCTTATGTTAGCCACATATCTTTCAATTAGGTTTAATTGGAAAACCTCGTCGTTTGCCAGCTCTAAAAAGATTGACTTTCTATCTGTGGCAGAATATGAATTATAAAGACCACTGACTAAAAGAGTAGCTATCTTTTTGTTGTGCAACTTTTTTGCTACTGCTAAGCAATAAGATGCTGTACTTTGTAATGATGCAAGTTCCTGGAGCTTACCAAGAACCTCATCGGGATTTTCTCGATCGATAGTCTCGCCAATAGCTTCACCGATCTGAGTGATCAAAATCTCCTGTTTGGCCATTTCCTTGTTGTGGTCTTCCATGGTGCTCTATTTGTTTAATAATCATTGACAATTGCCTTGCATTTACAAGAAGGGTAACTTTATCAGTTTCACCCTTAACAAGGTTTTCAGTAGCGCATTTCTCGATCTTTTCGATCAATTTATTAGCATTGCTTAGTAAGCAATCTAATGACGTGTTTATATCTTGCATAGCCTGTAATAAATTTCACGGGTTAATTCAACGTCGTAAAGTGCATCGTGAAGCCTTGAAGGATTTACTTCAATTTTCAACTTTTCAGCTACTGTAGACAATTTAAAGTTGATCATATCAGATCTAAGGTCTTTAAATTCGTGAGTTGCCAAAGCGCTAACATCAATACTATTGCCCCAAAACCATGAAAAGAAATAATCATCGCCACATTGTTTAAACCAAGCATTTGTAAATGGATCGTCAAAACCTAAATTTCTAAATCCACAAAGGAACATCTTATCCTTTTTATCAAACTTATTGACATACTTTGAAAGGATTTTGATTAATTCTTTATACCCTTCTTCCATTGAAAGTGTGTAGCTATCTAGGTCTTCACGAGTTATACTTGCTATTTTTAAAGCGTCGTCATCAATTAAAGCCTTTGGATTTGGTCGCATTTTGAAATTAAATGTTTCCATTATTACGCCGTCAATCTCAATTATACCTGATATTTGATGAATACCATGTTTCCAAAACATGGTGCCCGTCGTTTCTAAATCGTAAAAAAATATTTTAGCCATTTTGATTACCAGTTGTGAAGTTAAAATTTGGACATTCATATTTATTTGCTACATATCGAATGTTGCGTGTGGTTGATGACTCTAATGTTCTTCTAAACATTCGGTATGGTGGATAATTATTTAACATATCGGGATAAGAGACAAACCAACAAAACTCAAGCCTTGAATACTGTAGAAAACCATAAGCGCCATCAGAATCGACTACTATATCATTTTCAAATAAATCTTTCCATTCACTATTTCGATTGATGGACTTAGGATCAATGTCTTCCTTTTTAAGGGTATCAATGTTTAATATAACATTTTCATCTATTAGAATGCCGAATACCCAAGTTCCTAGAGATTTCGAATACCCTTTGAATAATTTTTTCATTTTCTAAACCAAATATGGTGGAAGATCCATTTTATAAACCCCTTCTTCTGTACTGGCACGGTATTCAAAAGATTGATCAAAGTTTTTTGATTTAAGACATTGCTTAAATTCCTTAACCAATTGCTCGAAAATCGAAATACCTTTCATTACAAGATCTTCCATAAGGTGATGTACAGATACTTCGCATTCACGATCAACGGCTATGATAAAATAAGGTAATATTTCACCTACTGCAGTTTCATATACCCCCGATTGAAGGTGATAATTTTGGTAAATTATATCACGTTGAAATTTTCGAGGTTCAGCATCTGCACAAATTTTTAAGTCCAAAATAACTTCACCGATACCATCTAAGTAGGAAACGAATTTAATTCCGTCATGTTCCCATTCGATTTTGTGTTCTGTTTGGTGGATTTTGCTAAGGACTTCTGCTGCAGCTCTATTGTTAAGTACAGCATTAGCCATACGTTCACCAAGTTTAAAAGAATCAGCTGAAATAAGCTCTTTGTTAGGATATAAGCTGATCTGCTCTGCTTTCCATTCTTTATAAAGTTTGGTTGCCCGTGGGCTTGCGCCACCTATTTCTTTTACCTTTACTTCATCGGTAAAGAATAGATCTTGTACTTTTTCAGGTTCTAAGACTAAAGCATGTACCAATTTACCTAAAAGCATTGCATCTGTGGTCTCAAATGCTTTCATTTTATAATTAATAAAAGCATTAGGGCTTCTTCTAAATTTTGACAAAGCAGAATAGCTTAATTTAGCCTCACCTTTGTTGAATTTTTTGATCAAATCCTTAATAAAGATCTTTCTTTTATCAGCCTCGGATAATACCTTATCCGAGGTGTTAATTTCTTGTGTTAATACCATTTTTAAGCTGTTTGTTGGGTTGTGTTACTTTTTTTTAGCGCTTCTTTAACTTTAGTGAATTTTGCTACAAATTCTTTGTTAGTGTGAAGTAGGTTCACTGAGTTGAAAATTTGCGTCAATTCTTGTAAAGTGTTTACGAACTCTATTCTTTTTTCAGTGATTATTTTCAGAAAATCAACATTTTCGTGCAGTTTTACATTGTTGTTCCAAATTGTATTTAAGGATTCAACATCTTTTACCGAATTGATCACTTTAGGCAATCCAGGTGCTAAACCTATTGGCGTTGGTTCTTCTTGAGGCTCGTTCGCGTCAGGGACTTCGCCGTATTTACCGCTGTGTCCCATATAAACATCGCCAGCTACACCGATCATTTTTGCAGCCACTGATATAGCATCAGTATAAGCCATTTTCTGCGCCTCGTCGGAAACGTAAACACCTTTAGCTTCTATGGTAGAAAACATTGATCCGCCAAATCCTGGAATCGGATCTGACCATTTATTTCCATGCTTAAAAACCAACTCTAAAGAACAGTTGCAAACAATTTCATCACCTTTGGAATCGTGAGTAAATGTAACATTTTGAACTTTCCAGCCTATACCACATGGACCGAACTGCTCTGTAAGAGCCATTATTCGCCACTGAGGTTTTATATCACTCATGCCTTTTAATCGTCCACCAGTTATTTTTTTTAGGTATTCTTCAGGAACTGATTTAAGAGCATTATATATGTCTAAGTTTGTGTTTTGAGCATTATCTTCGGACTTTTTCATGATATGGTTATTTGTAAGGTTGAATGATAAATAATAATAATACAGCAGATACAATTGCAAAAATTGCAGTGATCTGTAAAAGGAAGTAAAAACCGTCTTTGATCAACGATTTTTCCTCGTCAGTTAACCTAGCTTCTAGGCTTCTAAAATAATGTGTTAATGGTTTCATGTGTGTGTTACTTTTAATGTGTAGAAATATATCTAGTATGCCTTTTTGATATATTCGGATTCAATTTTTTTTTCATCGTGATGATCGAACCAATCTTCGTAAATGGTTTCAACCCCATCAATAACCTTTATAAAAATCACCTCTGTTCCGTGAGGTAGCTTTTTAAATATCATAGCGTCATACATATAGTGGTACGTATTGCATAATAAGCTCATTAGCTACCTCTAGGGCGTTTTCTTCGGCTACTTTGCAGTCGAAATTAGGATCATTTGGATGGACTTTAATCTCTCTGAATTGTGGATATTCATATCCTGAAACACGTTCTTGGCTTTGATGAACATATTCAACATTGATACTAATGATTTCTTCTTCATTAAAAAAGCCATCATTATACTTAGATACTTCTACATAATAAACTGTAATACTTTCACTAGAAGACTCTTTGTCGACGAGGACAAACTTTTCGTTGATAATTGTTAAATCTTTCATAACTTTACGATGTGTTAAAAAATGCATGCCCTTTCGGGTGTGTGTTACTTTTGCAGAGCCCTACAATCGTGGGGCTTTGTTTTGATATTCAAAGATACAATTAAATACAATTAGATACAACTTAGATTGTAAAATATTTTATTATTTTTTTCTGCGTGTCTTGTCTACGACAATCGCCAGACGTTAATTGTACCATTTATTACTTTCGTACGAAATTTTATTCCTTTATTTTCCTTTTGTATTTTTCTGATCTCACCCCTTATATATGCTTTCTTTGAAGCTATGTCCTGCAAACACTGTACTTTAACCTTAAGTGATAGTAAAGCCTCCTTACAAGATGGTTGTATTTGTTTGTCTATAATTTTCATATATTGTATATTGGTATTATATTTGTTATATGCGGATTGTCATATATTATATGTAAAAATACAATTAAATACATTTAAAAACAATAGTATTTGTCTGATGTTAGAAAATTTACGAACAGCAATTAGGGAGAAGTTTATAGAACAAAAGATTGCGGCTGAGGCTTTAGGAATGAACCCTGGAAATCTTAGTAAACTCACATCTACAGATCCAGATAAAGTTGATAAGATTCGTCCATCAACTATTGCAAAGATTGAAAGTGTTTTTCCTGAATATAATATTAATTGGATCCTTGGAAAATCTGGACAAAAGTACAGTAGCCATTTTCCAGAATTCACAAATAATCGATCTGATGTTGTGAGTAATGGTAATGTGTTAGGTGATATTGCTGACGATGAAATGTCGATGTTTGATGAGGAGGGTAATACAAAATTCTATGAGATATCTCCTGGTGTTTACCGGATGAAAGTACCGTTGATTAATGAAACTGCTAAGGCAGGACTATTAACAGGATTTGCGGACGCTGAGTATATCGATGATCAGGAGTATATTGTTACTACAGTTTATCGATATCATAAAGGAAGATATAAAGCTTTTCGTGTAATAGGGGATAGTATGGATGTTGATAGGAGGATTACTTTTGTACATGGAGACGTTATTGTAGCACGTGAAATTAAAAAGGATTTTTGGAAATCTAGATTTCATACCCATAAGTACCCGTTCTATGTATTTGTAACAAAAAGAGACGGAATTATTTTCAAGGAGCTGATCGATCACGATCTAGAAAACTCCGAAGTAACAGTTCATTCTTTGAATGAGGATAAAAATTCGTACCCAGATTTTAAAATAAACCTTGAAGATGTAGCTTACATTTTTAATGTTGTAAAAAGAGAAGTAGAGATATGAGTATAACAAATGTGAAAGACAATATAAATATATCCAGCATTGTGATCGATCACCTGAAGAACAAATCAGTATTTTCAGGCGAAGGCAATGAAATAAGCTTTATTACCGGAACAGATAAAAGAACATCCATTACAAAGTTGATCATAGTAAATACTTTGTATGCTATGGAGGATAACGATACAGACGAAATCTACGGCACTCTAAATGTAAACATTCAAGATACTGATACAATTTGGATTGAATACATAGGGGAGTTGATCCAATTATTTTTAGATGAATCGGTAATTGGAAATTATAAATTAGAATATACTACAGAACACCTTTTTAAGGTTTCCAAAGATTTATTTTTTAAAAATCTTAAATTCAAATTTTGTACAATATGATCGAAGAAAGTAAAGGCGGTGAATTTAGAGCGGAAGCTGCAAGATTTATCAAGTTTAGACAAAAATTACAAATATCTCAAGTTGAAATAGCAAAAACGTTAGAAACGAAGCAACCTAATATTAGTAAGATTGAAAAAGGAGATAGGCCCCTTTCTTTTGCTATGCTCCGAATCCTCAGAACAAAGTATAAATTAAATATCAATTGGTACATCACTGGACAGGGAACAATGCTTAACGATCCTGAAGATAAATCGACTTTGATGGCAGATATCAGCACTATCAAAAAGGATTACGAAGATCTTTCAAAGCTTTATGACAATCTCCGTATTACTATGCAAAAATTGGTTAGAGATTTTTATTCTAAAGACTAAAGGCTAGATTTAAATATCTAGCCTTTTCATTTGCTCAGCTAGAAGAACAGCTTTTTCTTCATTAGTAGCTTTGATATATCTTAAAAACGACGCTTCTTTCTGATGGCCAGTAGCTGACATAATTAATAGAGCCGGCACACCAAGCTTAAACATATTGGTTGCATAGGACCTTCTCCCGGTATGACTAGTGACTTTCTCACTTAGCATGATCGGATCCTTATTTTCATTTAAATCATAAACGTAATCAATACCTACATTTTTGTGTGCTATTAGCTCCTTTACTTTTTTGTTAAAATAACCGTTACCCATGGGTTTAGGCATATTGCTATTATACTTTTCAAGAATCGGCAGCAGATCCTTCATTATAGGAATTGTTACTTTGCTGTTCGTTTTTTGCTGGGTTAATCTGATGAACTTACCATCAATCTCGATCTTTTCAAAGTCGTTATAATCCGAAAACCTTAAACCTGAATAACAGCCTACCAAAAACAAATCTCTTATTCTGGATAAACTGTCGGGCAATTCAGCATCTTTGATTGCTTTTATCTGCTCCATTGTCAATGCGATAGTATCAGACTCTTCATCAGGTTTTATAAACCGTTTAGACTTGTGTCCATCATGAGTGGTGACTTTATCGTATAAAGCTTCATTCATGAACGATTTGATATCCTTTATTCTGGTAGAAAAAGTATTTAGATTATTTTTTCGGATCTCAATTTCAAAATGGCGCAGTTTGCCGTAAAAGTCTAAATTGATATCCTGAAATTCTATTCTCTTTAATTTATAATGCTCTTTATAATTTTTCAAGCACAGCAATGTACTGCCCATAATTTTAAAGGTAGCAGGTGAGTACATCAAGCCTTTTCTGTTTCCATTGGTCAATGTTCTCTTACCGCTTTTTCGCTCTTCAATTACCTGTTCGATATACTCGATGAAGTCAGGTTTTGATTTGTCTTTAATTTGATCAGGAGTAAGTTTGCCTTTAAATTCGGAATCCATCTTTTCTTTTAGTGTAGCTAAATCAAAAATTTTATCTTCCACAACTAGAGATACGATGAATGATTTCATTTCACTTAAAACCGAATTGTACTGAATGCTATAAATGAAATTATTTTTTATTGGCTTTTTAGAAACAGAATCCCAATACTTGGCATTAAAATATTTTTCTTCAATTCGGTATCCCGTGTAATATTCAAATCTGCTTTCTCCACCATAGGAATAATATAACCACAGTTGACCCAATGAACTAGAGTTTTGATCATCTGAAGACGCTGAAAGTGTGTTCACTTTGCGTGGTTTTTTCCAGTAAATTTTCGGTTTTGCCAT